AGCGGCCAAGATCGCGCCACGGTTCCAGGGTCGATCAGGGGAGGGAGGCTGCCTGCGCTCCCGGAGGTGATGCCGAACCGTTACCCCAGCTCAGCCAAGGGAATCAGCGGCCAGAGGCTTGCCCGCCATGGTCAGGGCGACGTGCTCAGGAGTGATCACATCCGTGCCGTGCACAGCGGCGAAGGCCATGAGGCGACCGAGCGGGGACGCAGGACTCGGGGGCTCCTCGCTGATCGTCGTGCCGGTGACGATCTGGGCGAAGCGGAGTCCCGTCTCGAAGCTGCTCTCTGCGCTCATGGAGCGATCGTAGCAAGTGGCTGAGCGTCTTGGTCAGGGGCCGCCCGGAAGGGCGGCACAGAGCCGTACGTCGTCTTCGACAGGTGCCGCGCTCCCGCGCGGCCACAGCCGCTTCACCCTTGCAGCACCTCGCCGTCGCCCCTTCGGGTCGCCGTCGAGACTCACATGTGCATGTGTGACCACGGTCACACGAAGAGGCGTGCAACTTTTCGGCCTCTCATCCGGTACTACTACTGTAGAGAGAAGTCGTAGAGAAGAAGTCGTGAGCCTCACTTCGTGAGGCCGCTTGACGAAGACGAAGTACAAGATGTGAGCCTCACTTCGTGAGGCCGCTTGACGAAGACGAAGTACAAGATGTGAGCCTCACTTCGTGAGGCCCCTTGTCGAAGACGCTCTGCGAAGTACAAGTACAAGTGCTTGCCCTCGGGTCGATCGCTTCGAGCAGCCCGCTTCGGCGGGGACATCGTCGGGGGCACCAACGTAGGGGGTGATCGGATGGCTGGCTGGTCCGGCTCCGATCGGAGAGAACGACTCCCAGCGAACTGGCAGCAGATCCGGCGTCGCATCCTGCGGCGCGACGGGAACCGCTGCACCTGGGTCGAGTACCACGGTGCTCGATGCGAGGAGCTGGCGACAGAGGTCGACCACATCGTGGCTGGAGACAACCACGACGACTCGAACCTTCGCTCGCTGTGCACCTGGCACCACGCTCGCAAGAGCGCATCAGAAGGGGCGGCGGCGTCAGCCGCCAAGCGTCGCAGGATCGAGAAGCGATTCCGACGCACCGAGGATCACCCCGGCCTCACATGAACTTGAACGGTAGGACTGCGCGGGACGACCGGCCCCCACACCGACTCGGCCTGAGTCCGATCCCAGACCTCCTACCGTTCATGCCACTTCGGCGGCTCCCCGTCCTCCTCTCCGGGTAGAGCCCCGATCGGCGCTCCAGGGTCCTCCTCTCCCCTGTCGAGCGCCAGGCCCCCAGGCCCGCTACCCCTGGGGGCCTCAGACTTCCCGTGCGCCGCGACCAGAGATGGGGAAGCGCACGGGCTGCACCACTCGCCCCGATCACCTGGAGGTACGCACTGTCTGAGAAGTACGTCATCGGCGGACTCGACATCGAGTTCGAAGCATCCGTGACCCGATCGACAGCCACGGACGCGAAGGCTCAGGCGGTGCAGGCCGCCCTGGAAGATCTGCATTCAGTGATCAGGCCGGATGCCTACTCCATCGGCGACGCCGAGGTGAGTGTCCAGCACATCACGACTTCGGTCACGCAGGTCATCCAGTAACCGAGGAGGTGATCGCGTGCCCTGCGGCACGATCTGTCCAGGCCCCTGCACCGGCTGCCCCCTCGCGGGACTGCGGTGAGCGTCTGGTCCTGGCTCTGGGTCTTCTGGCTCGGAGCCTTCGTTGTCATCGAGGGAGTGGCGCTGGCCCGCAAGGGTCCGGACGACACCCTCTCTGAGCACGTCTGGAAGTGGTTCCACACACGGCAAGGCCAGAAGTGGGACAAGACGACGCGGCTGCGTCGGTTCGTCCTTCTCGCCTTCATGGCGTGGCTCGCCGTCCACTTCCTCACAGGAGGTCTGTTCTGACCCGCGTGCTCTACTTCACCTCTCCGATGTGCCGCCCCTGTCGCAGCTTCGGCCCGCTCCTTCTGGACGAGCTTGCCCGCAAGGGTGCGGCACCGGAGAGGGTCGACGTGTCTACCGACGATGGCCTGGAGCTGGCCGACGCCTACGGCGTTGTGACCGTTCCGACTGTGGTCATCGAGAAGGATGGCGAGGAAGTCCGCCGCTTCGGCGCGCTCCTCGGCGATCCACTGCTTGACGCTCTCAGCGTCCTCTGAAGGAGGTGAGCCAGTGCCTGGCCCCGTACCGAATCGCGAGTCAGACCTGGCTCGCCCCCGCTCCCGCAAGGGCGGGGATGTTCAGGAAGTCACCAAGGGCGTGATGCGCCCGGTCAAGATCCCGAATGCGGATCGAGACTGGCACCCCATCGCGAAGCGCCTGTGGGACTCCCTGAAGACTTCCGGCCAAGCGGACTACTACCAGAACAGTGACTGGGCCTTCGCCTGGTCGCTGTGCGAAGACCTCTCGTACTACAAGAAGTCCGGCAAGCGGTCGGGGCAGATGCTCCAGACCATCTACTCCGCGTTCGAGCGCCTGCTCGTCGCCGAGGGAGACCGCCGCCGAGTCCGCATCGAACTCCATGAGCCCGAGCCTGAGACGACGCCTGCGTCCGTTCTGGCCATCGCCGACTACAAGAAGGAGCTGGGGCTCGACTGACCCCGTAGGGACGGTGAGCCTTGACTCCCCAAGCTGGCTTGACCCTCGATGAGATCGAGGCTCTGGAGCCCACGTACATCGGACCCACCTGGAAGAAGGATGCCTTCGGCCAGTGGGTCCTACCGCAGCACACGCTCGGCTGGCAGATCGCTGGCTGGTGCGCGCAGTGGCTGAAGGCTGAAGACGGCGGCCCCTGGAAGTTCACCAGGGAGCAGCTTCGCTTCGTCCTCCACTGGTACGCCGTGGACGAGACCGGGCGGTTCATCAACCGCAAGGGCGTCCTCCAGCGCCTGAAGGGCTGGGGCAAGGACCCGCTCCTCGCGGTGCTCTGCCTGGTCGAGCTGGTCGGCCCATCGCGCTTCTCCCACTGGGACGAGAACGGTGACCCGGTCGGCGAGCCTCACCCGCAAGCGTGGGTTCAGGTCACAGCCGTCAACCAGTCGCAGACCACGAACACCATGTCGCTCATCCCGTCCCTCATGTCGGACGCCTTCAAGGCGCACTTCGACATCAAGGACGGCGCGGTGCTCATCCGCGCCAACGGCGGCAAGCAGCGCCTCGAAGCAGTGACCTCGTCGTACCGCGCCCTCGAAGGGAAGCGGACGACCTTCACCCTGCTGAACGAGACGCACCACTGGGTGTCCGGCAACAACGGGCACAAGATGTACGAGACGATCGACGGTAACGCGACCAAGAAGGACTCGCGCTACCTGGCGATCACCAACGCCTACCTGCCCGGCGAAGACTCCGTGGCAGAGCGGATGCGCGAGTCGTTCGAGAAGATCCTCGAAGGCCGTGCGCTCGATGTCGGCTTCATGTACGACAGCCTCGAAGCGCACCCGAAGACGCCGCTCACACCCGAGGCCCTGAAGGTCGTCATCCCGAAGATCCGGGGCGACGCCGTCTGGCTCCGCGTGGAGTCGATCATCCAGTCCGTACTGGACACGACGATCGCGCCATCGCGCTCTCGCCGGATGTGGCTCAACCAGATCGTCGCCGAGGAAGACGCCCTCTACGGCCCTGCCGAGTGGGATGTCCTCGGGAACGAGAAGCTGACCCTCCAGCCGGGCGACGAGATCGTCCTCGGCTTCGACGGTGGCAAGACGCACGACGCGACCGCGCTGGTCGCGATCCGCGTGCGTGACATGGCCGCCTTCCTGCTTGGCCTCTGGGAGAAGCCAGACGGCCCGCAGGGCGACAACTGGGAGGTCCCTCGCTGGGAGGTCGACTCCGAGGTGCACAGCGCCTTCAAGCAGTTCAACGTCCAGGTGTTCTACGCCGACGTTGCGCTGTGGGAGTCCTACATCTCCGAGTGGTCCGAGACCTACGGGGACAGCCTGGTGGTGAAGTCGCCGGTCGGTCGCGATGCGATCGGCTTCGACATGCGCTCCTCGCTGAAGCTGGTGACCATGGCGCATGAGCGTCTGATGCGGTCCATCTTCGACGGCAAGCTCGCCCACGACGGCGACCGCTCGCTTCGTCGGCACGCGCTGAACGCGCGTCGCCGCACCAACAACTACGGCGTGTCCTTCGGCAAGGAGTCGAGGGAGTCGCCCCGCAAGATCGACGCCTACGCGGCGCTGATGCTTGCGCACGAAGCCCTCTACGACCTCCGCGCTCGGGGGAAGAAGCAGAAGGTCCGAACGGGCCGAGGCTACTTCCTGTGACGTGTGCAACTTGAACCGAAGGGATGGTGAGCGTGGCAGACACCTCGCCCGCATCGCTGGCGAAGCAGCTCCTGTCCATCCTGGACAGAGACAGCGCACGCCTCGAACGCATTGACGACTACCTGCACGGCAACCACGACGACCCGTACATGCCTCCGCAGGCGGACGACGAGTACCGCCTCCTCGCGAAGCGCGCTGTGTCGAACTGGACGCCGCTCCTGGTGAACACCCCGGCGCAGGCCCTGTACGTCGATGGCTTCCGGCCGAGCAAGGCTGGCGACCCGCTCCCCCAGGCTCCCGCCTCCACCTCTTCGGAGTGGGAGCACTGGCAGCGTTCCCGGCTCGACGCCCGACAGGCTGCCGTCTACAAGGGCGCGCTGACCTACGGCCACTCCTTCACGGTCACCGAGAAGGACAAGAAGGGCCACGTCGTCACGAAGGGCCTGAGCCCGCGTCGCACGTCCGCCCTCTTCGAGGACCCGGCGAACGACGACACCCCGTACGCGGCCCTGACCGTGACCGTCTGGCCCAAGGGTGAGGCTGTCGGCAAGGCCCGCATGTGGGATGGCACCACCGAGTACGCCGTGACCTTCAAGTCGCTCGGCGACAGCGAGGGTGTCAAGGTCGTCAAGGGCAAGCGCCACGGCGCGAGCGAGTGCCCGGTCACCCGGTTCGCCGCTTCGGTCGACCTCGACGGTCGCACCATCGGCGTGATCGAGCCGATGATCCCGCTCCAGAACCGCATCAACCAGTCGGTCTTCGACCTGCTGGTCGCACAGACCTACACCTCGCATGAGGTCCGGTACGCGACCGGCATGGCCCCTCCGATCCAGCGTGACCCCGAGACGGGCGATCCGATCCTGGACGAGAACGGCCAGCCGAAGCCGATCCCCATGAACCACAACGCTCGTCGCTTCCTGTTCGCCGAGGACCCGGACGTGAAGTTCGGCTCCCTGCCGGGAGGCCCGATCGGCTCGCTCATCGACTCGATCGACATGAGCATCCGCCACCTCGCGGCCGTGTCTCAGACGCCGCCGCACCACCTGCTCGGGCAGATCGCCAACCTGTCCGCCGAAGCTCTGCTCGCCGCCGAGACCGCGCTGTCGCGCAAGATCGCGGAGTTCCGGGCCATCTTCGGCGAGTCCTGGGAGCGAGTCTTCCGCCTGGCCGCTGAGCTGTCCGGCTCGACGGCATCGGCTGACGACTTCGCTGGCGAGGTCATCTGGCGCGACATGGAGTCGCGCTCGCTGGCTCAGGCGGCTGACGCTCTGGGCAAGCTGAAGGAACAGCTCGGCATCCCGGCCAAGGGCCTCTGGAAGCGTGTACCTGGCGTCACGCAGACGGAGTTCGAGGACTGGGAAGACCTCGCCGAGACTGAAGACGCTCAGCTCGCTCTGGCCACGTCGATCCGCCGCGCGACGCCCGAGTCCACGACTTCGTTCAGCACCTCCTCACCGGAGGTGACGATCGAGTGACGACGCCCTCTCGGCACAAGGAAGCCGACGAGGCGTCTGTCGCGTTCCACATCGCCCTCACCCAGATCGGGGTCGGGACGGTGGAGGACGCACTGAAGCTCTGGTCTGAGGTCCCGCCTACCGCGCGGGCCTCGACCGCTTCGAGCTGGCTGAGGAAGGCCGTCCTCCTGGTGATGACCAGGCGGCGACGGAGCCGAGACTTGGCCAGGGCGTACTACCGGCTGGCCCGCGCACTGCGGACCGGCACGACCGTCGCCGATCCTCGCAAGGCTGAGCCGAGGTACATCACCCTCGACACCTTGCGTCGCGAGTTCGCCGCTCTCTCAGGAGGGGCTGAGCAGCCCCAGGAGGGCCGTTCAGAGTCCTCCACGACGGAGAGTCCGGACACGCCCTCGCAGCCCGCCCAGTCCCCCGCGACGGACGCGGACGAGCCTGCTGACGCTCCTGCGGAAGATGAATCCGAGGACGCAGAGGCCGACCGCATCCTGGTCGAGGAGCTGGCAGGGCTTCGCGAGGAAGAGGATCGGATCGAGCGCGAGGCGCAGGCCGAGATCGAGGAAGCCCTCACCAATCTCGGCACCGCGAACCTCGACAAGAAGCTGGACGGCATCGACACCGAGCAGTCGGCCAAGGACGTGGACAGGCTCCGCGACGAGGCCCACGCTCAGGCTGGTGCTCGGCAAGCTGCCGCAGCTTCCCGTGTCGCCATGAACGGCGCACGATCCACGGTCTGGAACCACGCCAACCGCGACAGGCGCGCGATCGGCTACATCCGACTGTCCCGCACCGGAACCCCCTGTGGGTGGTGCGCGATGTTGATCTCCCGTGGTCCCGTCTACCGCTCCGAGAGGAGCGCGGAGTACGCAGACGGAGACAAGTACCACGACAACTGCCACTGCTTCGCGGAGCCCGTCTTCTCGCGAGAGCAGTACCGCAACTCCTCTCTGTACGAGCTGAACCGCAAGTACGAGGAGCTGTGGCCCCAGGTGACGAAGGGGCTGTCTGGCAAGGCAGCCGTCGCCGCCTGGCGAAGGTTCATCCGAACCGAGCAGAAGGCCGCTGCCCAGGAGGCACGGCGATCTACCACTACGAACGTCCAGGAGGCGTAACCCGTGAGCACCCCGACCGAGACCCCGAACCCCGAGTCCACCGTCGTCACCGAGGAGAAGCCCTCCGAGGAGTCGACCACGGAGACCGCCTCCACTGAGACCGAGTCGACCGAGGAGAAGCCGGAAGGCGAGACCCCGGAGGCGAAGCAGGAGGACGACCTCCCGGACTGGGCCAAGAAGGAGCTGACCAAGACTCGCGGTGAGGCCGCGAACTACCGGGTCAAGCTGCGCGAGGCCGAGGGTGCACTGAAGAACGCCAAGACCGTCGAGGAGTTCGAGGCCGCGCGAGCGGAGTTCTCGAACAAGATCGTGGAGCTGGAGACCGCCCTGATGAAGGAGAAGGTCGCCCGCAAGTACGAGCTGCCCGACGAGCTGGCTGCCCGCCTCCAGGGTGCCGACGAGGCTTCCCTCGAAGCGGACGCGAAGGCCCTCCAGAAGTTCGTAACCCCCGCCGTGCCTGAGTCCCTGGGTGGTGGCCTCACCCCGGATGACGGCGAGGACGACTTCGACCCGGTCAAGGCCGCCCAGGCGGCTCGCCGCAAGGGCTACTGACCGGATCAACCCTCCGCCGCGTGTGCAACCTGCGCACGTCTGCCAAGACATCACAAGGAGTAACAACCCGTGGCCCACACTGTTGTCAAGCCCGAGAAGATCGCCGCGACTGCGGCCGTCGCTCTGGAGCAGTCCCTCGTCGTTCCCGCGCTGTTCCAGCGTGAGGGCATCGACGCCTACAAGGGTGCCGAGAACGACACCATCAACGTCAAGGTCGAGGGCGTCCTGCCCTTCCGGACCTACGACTGGCGTTCCGGCCAGGTCGGCACCCCCAACGCCAACGGCGGAGTCCGCAAGGCGATCGAGTTCGATGAGTACGCCGAGAAGACCGTCGCGGTCTCCTTCGGTGGCAACATCTACTCGGCCGTCAAGCTGACCGACGAGCAGCGTGACTTCGACCTCAACGGCTGGGCCAAGCTCATGGCCAAGCAGACCGAGGCGATCGGTCGCGGCCTGGAGCGCGGCGCTGTCGACACCCTCCTGGGTGAGTCGTACTCCGTCACCCTCGGTGGTGCGGTGTCCGGCCGTGACCTGCGCGCCACCCTGGTTCGCGCCCGCGAGGTGCTGAACCGCTTCATGATCCCGCAGGAGGGCCGTGTCCTCCTGGTCGGTACCGCGTGGGAGACCGCGCTGCTCACCGACGACAAGCTCAACCTCTCCGGCAACGTCGGCGAGCAGGAGGCGGTCTCCGCCCTCCGCGAGGCTTCGATCGGTCGGCGCTTCGGCTTCGACATCGTCGTCTCCATGGAGGTCCCGGCCGACGCGGCGTTCGCCCTGCACCGCAGCGCGTTCATCTTCGCGACCGGCGCTCCGACCCTCCCGCAGTCCGTGACCGGTGGCACCGCCGCGCACAACGGCGTGGCCCTGCGCTGGCTCCAGGACTACGACGCCCAGTACCTGACCGACCGCTCCGTGGTCAACACGTACAAGGGCTTCCGCTCCGTCCGGGACCAGCTCATCGGTGTCGACGGCGTGACCGGCCAGGCGTACGTCTCGGAGAACGAGCACTTCGTCCGCGCGATCAAGCTCGACCTCGACGCGACCGCTGACGTTCTGCCCGACCCGGACGGCCCGGACGCGGCTGAGCAGGAGCTGGCTGCGATCACCGGTGTCGCCGGTTCCGCTGACGGCGCTGGCGTCTGATCGACCCGCTGAGTGAGGGGGCTGCCTTCGGGTGGCCCCCTCCTCGCCCCTTCAGCAAGGAGAACACCACATGGCCTACGCCACGCTTGACGAGCTGAAGGGTCGGCTCGACTGGACCCTCGACGCAGACGAGGAGCGCATCGCGGCAGGCGCTCTCGAAGACGCCTCCGACCTGGCTGCCTACTACGGCAACAACTGGGCGGACGCGGCTTCCGCGCCTCGCCTGGTTCGCACCCTGGTCCTGAAGGCCGCAGCTCGGTACATGCGCAACCCCGGTGGGTACACACAGTCCCGCGCGGGCGACGAGACCCTTGGGTGGAACGACTCGGCTGGCGAGAACGCTGGCACGGTCTACTTCACCGACGAGGAGCAGAGGCTCCTCTCCTCCCTGGCGGGCAGGAACCCCGGCATCTTCTCGGTGCCGATCTCCGCCTGGAACTCGAAGATCTCCCACGGCACCGGGTACGTCCCGGACGCTGGCGGGCAGGAAGACATCCCCTTCTTCGCTGAGGGGTACGAGTGAGCGTTCAGCGACGACGCGGGCAGGTAGCCCGCATCTGGAAGACCGAGAAGGTCACGGACAACCGAGGCAACGAGGTGCACGTCGCGAACGGCGACGGCCCCCACGAAGTGCGCGCTGCGTTCATCCCGCAGCGGTCGGCCAAGGCCGAGGTGCCCGGTCAGATGCAGATCAACATCACCCGGATGATCGTCGCCGCCGACCTCGAAGGCGTCGAGCTGTGGTCGCGAGTCGAGTGGGCTGGCAAGCAGTGGGACATCGTCACGCCGCCTGCCTACCACCACGGCACACGTCACACCCGCCACTGGTCCATCGACATCCGAGAGAGGCCCTGATGGCGTACGTCAAGGCGAGAGTCGGTCGCTACAAGATCGAAGACTTCATCGCGCTGAACGGTGCCGTGGTCAACGAGCTGGACAACCGCACCTTCGAGATCGCGGTGCGAGCCGAGGGCTACCTCGCTGAGCACCAGGACTACGACGACGACACCGACGCCCACTCCTACATCGACGTGGAGCGCGGCCGGATCGACCGGTACGTGGTGCTCAACGACGAGCGCGGCCAGAACGCTGCGCTGTCCATCGAGTACGGACGTGCCGCCTACGAGGTCGAGCGCGAGGACGAGAACGGCAACACGTACACCGAGGAAGTCGGTGCGATGCCCGGTCTCTACGTCCTGGCCCGAGCCTCCAACCTCCCGAAGAAGCGGAAGGGCAAGGTGATTGTCGACTGATGGCCGGACTCCCTCCGGAGATCAAGGCCATGGCCGAGCTGTCGCCCGTCGAAGACCTGCTTCTCGCAGTGCTTCGGAACGGGCTCCCTGGCATCCAGGTCAAGACCCTGATCTCAGCAGACCAGACCTTCCCCCTTGTGCTCACTCGCCGGAACCCGAGCTTCGGCTCCTGGGACGGCGACACCCGCTTCACCGACTCCGCGCAGATCAGCATCCAGTGCTTCTGCGAGGACCCGAACGGTGACGAGGACGCGGCCATCCTCTCCGAGGCTGTGCGCGTAGTCCTCCGCGACGCCTGGCTCAGCCAGATGGTCGTGCCCGGCAGAGGTCACCTCATCGACGTGCAGATGACCTCCGCTCCTCGACGGGTCACGGACTGGGCGACGGCCTCTGGCCCCGTGCAGTACGCGGACCTCCCGACCGGCGTGTGGCGCTACGAGACGGTCTACCAGATCGCCATCAGGAAGCCACGCACCAGGCCCTACCCCATCCCGACACCCTGAAGGAGTACCCCTTCGTGGCACTGAACGACAACGCCACCCTTGTCATCGGCAGTGGCAACTACCTGACCGCGCCGACCGGCACGGAGATGCCCGCTGACCTGCTCGCCCCGGTCTCCCCCTGGGAGGCCGTTGGCCACACCTCGCTGGAGGAGATCTTCTCGATCGCCTCCGAGGGTGGCGAGGCGACCGTCCTCGGCACGCTCCAGAACAAGAACCTCCGGACGAAGTACAGCGCCCGGACCGAGACCATGTCCTTCACGCTCCAGCAGTTCGACGTGGAGGGCCTGAAGCTCTACTACGGGTCGAACGCTCCGGTCCTGCCGGACGGCACCGTTGGTGTCCCGGCCGACCCGACGCCGACCGTCTCGGCGTTCCTCGCGGTGTTCGTGGACGGCGAGAACCACTTCGCCTTCTACGCGCCGAAGGCCGAGATCTACCGCGCCGACGACCTGTCCCTCTCGGACACCGAGTCGCTGGCCGGTCTCCCGATCGGCGTGAAGCCGATGGCCTACGGCAACAACACCTGGACCTACGCGATCACCCCGCTCGGTGGCGACATCATCGCGACCGGCGCGACCGCTGGCACGCCTGGCGTCTACACGCCGGAAGGCGCTGTGGCCCCGGCTGACCTGGCTGACCTGTCGGATGTCATCGCGACGCCGACCAGCGCCTGGACCACGGGGCAGCACATCGTCCTCGGCGACGCCTCCCACGCCTACTGGAACGGCACTGCCTGGGCCGCTGGCGAAGCGGTCTGACCCAACTCCCCCGCGCGTGAGTGATGCGGACCCCTTGCGCGCGGGGGTCTCCCCCTCTCTTCAAGTCCGCACCCCGCTTCAACCCACCGACCACAGGAGGTCCGCAACCCCATGGCCAGCTACTCTCTCGACAGCATCCGTGAAGCCGCAGAGGCGAAGTACGGTTCGACTGACATCGACCTGGGCAACGGCGTCGTCCGTCTGCTCAACCCGCTCCGTCTGCCGAAGACCAAGCGCGACGAGCTGGGTGCGCTCCAGGACAAGCTGGAGCAGGAAGGCGTCGACCAGGAGACGGTCCTCTCTGAGGCCATCGTCCTCGTCGCCGAGACCGAGTCGAAGGGCAAGGCCCTTCTGAAGGCTGTCGGGGGCGACCTCGCGGTCCTCGCCGAGATCTTCGAGACCTACGGCAAGGGCACGCAGGTGGGGGAAGCCTGAGCCTCGCCCGGCTCGTAGACGACTACGGAGAGGGGCTGTACCCCGACCTGCGGTTCTACTACGGCATCGACCTTGCCGAAGTGATCGCGGGTCGGGGTCCTTCTCCGTCCCTCGTCAACCTGTTGGTGCAGAGGCTCCCTGACACTTCGCTGACCGTCGCCCTCGCGTCGGGCGGACGGGAGCACTTCGGCTGGGGTGTGGATCGCCACATCACCACCGACATCTTCGACGCGCTCAACCAGAACACCAGGGCAACCGGGAACTGGGGCAAGAAGGGGGCACCGAAGATCCCCGAGTACCCCAGGCCCAAGGTCAAGAAGTCCGTCAAGAAGGACGGCACCAAGAAGAAGGTCAGGGTCGCTGACCTGTTCAAGCAACTCTCCCGGAGGTAGTTCATGGCCGGTCCTGGCGGACAGGAGATCGGGCGCGTCTCGGTCAAGGTCCTCCCCGACACAAGCCGCTTCCGTCGAGACACGGAGAAGGCGCTCGATCGGATCGAGAAGACGCTTCAGCCGCTGAAGATCAGCACCAAGATCGACATGTCTGGTGCAAGCCGCGAGTTCCTGACGGAGCTGCGGAAGATCAACCAGCGGAACCGTCAGCTCGACTCCCGCAAGATCCGGTTCCACACGACCATCTCCAAGGACGGCATGACCGAGGCTGTGTCTCGGGCTGTTCGCCAGATCCAGGAGAAGGCCGACCAGCGGAAGATCAAGCTGACGCTCGATGGCGTGGACGTGAAGTCCGATGTCGAGCTGGTGCTGAACCGCCAGGCGGCCGACCGTGTCAAGGACGAGATCAAGGACTGGGCCAAGGACATCAGTCCGCTGAAGATCCAGGTCGAGCCTGACTTCAGTGCAGTCGGGGCGCGCGTCACTGCCGCCCGGCTGGCCGTGCTCACCCGCCCTCGCACCGTCTCGATCATCCCGAAGCTCAACGAAGCCGCCCTCGCGAAGGTGGCTACCTCCCTGGCTGCCCTGTCCGGCATCCGCGTGGTGAACAACCTGTTCAGGAAGTTCGGGAACATCCTGAAGAACCTGGACAAGAACGTCCCGATCATCGGCACCATCGCTACCGCCATCGCTGGCGTCGGAGCGTGGGCGCTGTCGGCGACCTCGAACCTGTTCGCCCTCTCGGCTTCGCTGGCTCAGATCGGAGCTGTGGGACTGACGCTGCCCGGCATCCTGGGTGGCTTCGCGGTGGGGCTCGGCGTCACCATCGCGGCACTGAAGGACTTCAACACGGTCCTGCCGCAGGTGAAGACGCAGCTCTCCGAACTCCAGAACCAGATCAGCTCGAACTTCTGGGCCGAAGCGAAGGCCCCGATCGCTGAGCTGGTCGACACGCTTCTCCCCCGCTTCGCCGAAGGCTTCCGCGCCACGGCGACGGAGTCCGGCAAGTTCTTCGCGTCCTTCGCGACGGACCTGACCTCTGCGCTGAACCCCGAGATCGTGGACACGATGTTCGGGTACCTCAACAAGTCGATCCAGGACGCGACGAAGGGCACCGACACCTTCGCCTCGATCATCGCCCAGCTCGGCGAGGTCGGCACCAGCTACCTGCCGAACCTGGCTGGCTGGTTCGTCAACATCTCTGAGCAGTTCGATGCCTGGCTGAAGAAGAAGGGCCAGATCGGGCTCCGCGCCGAGATCGACCAGGGCATCACCGCCCTGAAGGATCTGGGTGGCGTCCTCTACGAGACGGTCGGCATCCTCGGTGGTGTCGCCCGCGCAGCCGAAGAGGCTGGTGGCTCGTCTCTCGGGATGCTCCGCGACACGCTGAAGTCGGTCCACGAAGTGGTCGACAGTGAGCCCTTCCAGAAGGGTCTCGTCGGCGTCTTCGAGGCGGCCCACACCGCGATGAGCAACCTGGCCAACGGTGCTGGTCCGGCCGTGAAGAACCTCTTCATCGAGCTGTCCAGCCTGCTGACGACGATCCTGCCGCAGGCTGGTTCGATCATCGGTACGGCCATGGGTGCCATCGCTGACGCCCTGTCGCAGACGGCTGTCACTGACGGCATCAAGCTGATGTTCACCGCGCTCTACCAGGCCGTGCAGCTTCTCGCTCCCGCGATGGCTCCGCTCGGTCAGGCACTCGGTGCGATCATGCAGGTCGTCGCCGCGATGCTCCCGGTCTTCGCCCAGCTCGTCTCGGCTGCCGTGATCCCGCTGGCGAACGCCTTCTCCGAGCTGGCTCCCCAGCTCATCCCGATCGTGGAACTGCTGGGTGGCGCGCTCACGTCCGCCTTCCAGATGCTCACCCCGATCATCGCCCAGATGGTCCCGCTCGTCGGCGACCTGCTGGGTGCCGCGTTCTCGTTCCTGTCCACGATCCTGCCCCCGGTGGCTGCGATCTTCCAGCAGATCCTGGCGGCTGCCATGCCGCTGGCCGAGGCGTTCATCGGTGCACTCGCGCCGATCCTGCCGGTCCTGGCCTCCGCGCTGAAGACCGTGCTGACGGCCCTCCAGCCCATCGTGGCTGTGGCTCTCCAGATCATCACTGCGGTGATCACCCCGCTCCTGCCCATGCTGAGCGAGGTCATCCAGTCGATCCTGCCTCCGCTGTCGCAGGCCATCGACCGACTGCTCGAAGCGATTCAGCCGATCCTCGACGCGCTGCTCGCCGTCGTGAACTTCCTGATGCCGGTCCTCGTACCGGTCATCCAGTTCATCGCGGTGCTGCTCGGCGAGACCCTGGTCGCTGCGGTCAACGGTGTGGCTCTCGTCTTCGAGGGTCTGGTCGAGGTCGTGGTCGGCGTCTGGGACATCATCGTCGGCGCGCTGAAGTTCGCCTGGGGTGTCATCAAGGCGATCTTCACCGGCAACACCGACACCCTGAAGGAGGGCTGGAACCAGTTCTGGTCCGGCATCTGGAGCTTCGTCAAGGGAATCTGGGACATCATCCTGGGTGCCTTCCGAGTGTTCCTGTCGGTCGGCATTCTCGGCACCGCAGCCAAGGTGATGAAGGCCATCGGCGCTGCCTTCAAGGCAGGCTGGACGGCAGTCGTCAACTTCGGCAAGTCGGCTTGGTCGGCGATCACCTCGGGCTTCAGCTCCTTCGTGAGTTGGATCGTCTCGAAGGTGTCTGGCGCGATGTCCTCCATTGGAGGGTTCTTCTCGCGCGGCTGGTCCTCGATCCGAAGCACCGCCACCACGGCGCTGAGCAACCTGATCAAGGAAGTCGGCAAGTGGATCGGCAAGGCGATCACCACGATCGGCGAGCTGCCCGGCAAGGCGAAGTCCGCGCTGGGTGACCTCGGCTCGGTCCTGCTGAGCGCGGGCAAGAAGCTGATCCAGGGCTTCATCAACGGTGTCAAGAACATGTTCGGCTCCGTGAAGTCCACCCTCGGCGACCTCACCTCGAAGCTGACGAGCTGGAAGGGTCCGGAGTCCCTGGACCGCGTCCTGCTGGTTGGTGCCGGTGAGCTGGTCATCAACGGCTTCATCAACGGTCTGGAGTCGCGCTACGACGCGGTCCGCAAGTCCCTGCGGGGGCTGACCGAGGACGTGGCCAAGACCGAGTTCGACGCTCCGTCGATCGGTCAGATCAGCGCCTCGCGCGGCATCACTGCCGCAGTGACCGGCGCTCTCGATGGCGCTCTCGGCGAGGGCGGTGTGACCAAGGTACTCAACTACTACGCAGCTCCCGGCAGCTCGATCTCCTCTGAGGAGGACCTGTTCGGCGCTGCGAACCGAGCAAGGATGGTGGGCTGGTAACAGATGGCGAAGCTACGGCTGGAGAACAGCCTCGACATCCTGAACCTCGATGAAGTTGAGATCGCAGGCTACGGCGTGCAGGCCCTGACTGGCGTGAACGGTCTGGGCCTGCCGCCCGTCTCGGTCCAGTGGCTGGAGGGCGCGGGGGATGGTGCTGTGTACCGTCGCTCCCGCGTCCTCACCCGCGACATCGACATCCCGTTCGACATCGTCGGACGCAACAGGCAAGACCTGAAGAACCACCTCTCCCGGCTCTCCCTGATGCTGGCCGGTCCGTGCACGCTTCGCATGATCGAAGACGACGGCACGGACTGGTCGACTCAGGTGGTCCGGGTCGGCGGTGGTGACTACACCTACGGCTCGGACACGACCGGCTCCAGGGATGTCCAGATGGTCGTCACCTTCCGAGCTGGCGACCCGTACTGGACCTCCTCGGTGATCTCCCGCAAGCAGATCGGCGGCGACCTGACGGCCACGTCCTTCCTGGGCGGTCTCGCGTCCATGCCGGTGGCTGCCTCGCAGGCGATCGGCGAGATCCTGCTGGAGAACACTGGCGACGCTCCCGCCTACCCGGTGTGGGAGATCTTCGGTCCGGGTAACAACTTCAAGGCCGTGTCCCCGAGCGGGCAAGTGCTCTGGTGGACCGGCACCCTCGCGGCTGGCGAGAAGCTGATCGTTGACACCCGCATGGGAACTGTCATCGACGGGACCGGCGTGAACCGCTACCCCGACCTGGCTCCCGCCCCTCGCTTCTGGGCCATCGACCCCGGCATCTCCACCGCTGAGGCGAGCCTCCTCGACGTAACGAACGCATCCAAGATCGTCTGTTCTTGGCGGCCCCGGAAGTGGATGGTGATCTGATCAGTGAAGCTCCGCGACCTCACGGTTGAGGTGCGCGACAAGGATCTGAATCGAGTCGGAGCGATCCGGCCCGAGGAACTGATCCTGGAGCTGGAGGACCAGTTCAACAACGTCGGAACCTGGAAGCTCACGCTTGCGGCAGAGCACCCGCTCTCCACCGCGCTGCGGACTCCAGGTTCCGGCGTCATCGTCACCGGCCCGACCGACATCCTCATGTCCGGGCCGACGACGAAGAACGAGTACGCCTCCACGCCGGAAGACCCCGGTGGCTCCATCGTGTTCGAGGGGATCAGCGACACCTGCATCCTCTCGGACCACCTCGCGTTCCCCGACCCCTCGAACGTCAACCCGACCACGCAGACCCTCGCGCACGACGTGCGCACCGGCAGCGTCGAGTCGGTCATGCACGCCTACGTCAACGCCAACATCGGGCCTTCAGCTCCACTGGCTCGACGGAAGGCCAGGCTGATCATGGGTGCCAACGGTGCCCGTGGTCCTGTCGTGCGGAAGTCCGCACGCTTCCCCGTCCTGGGGAACCTCCTGTCCGAGCTGGCCATCCTGGCGGGCCTTGGCTTCCGAGTCGTCCAGCGCGGCGACGACCTCGTCTTCGAGACCTACGAGGTAGCGGACCGCTCCACCTACATCCGGCTGGACATCTGGAACAACACGCTGGCTGGAGCCCGCGTTGCGATCACCCCTCCGAGCGCGACTCGCATCATCGTTGCGGGCCAGGGGGAGCTGACTGACCGGAACTTCCGAGAGGTCACCACCACGGAATCCGTTGCAGGAGAGTCGCAGTGGGGTCGCCGCATCGAGGTCTTCAAGGACCAGCGGAACACGAACGAGAACGACGAGCTGGACGACTCGGGCCTGGAGATCCTGAAGGAGAAGGGCTTCACCGCAGTCGCCGCTCAGGCGGTGCCGATGGAGGACAGCTCCGTCGAGTTCGGTCGTGACTGGGGCATGGGAGACATCGTCTCCGTCGTGGTCAACGACCAGGAGCTGTCGGCCACTGTGACCGGCATGGTCCTGAAGGCCACGAACGAAGGCTTCCGAGTGGGAGCCCTGATCGGTGACCCCACCGGCTTCGACGCGGACGCCGCGTACTCGAAGCGAGTCCAGAACACCGAGAACCGAGTGAGCCAACTGGAGCGCAACAGCTCCGGGGGCGGCGACGATGTGATGCGCATCATGGGAGTGTGGTAACCAGTGGCTACGCCGATGGTCTTCTTCAGAGGCGAACTTCCGGCAGCGATGACGGTGGCCTACACCGTTCCGGCCGGGAAGAAGGCGGCGGTGACATCCATCGTCGCAACGAACCCCAACGCTGCAACCTCCATGGTCAGCGTGAACCTGGGCGGCTTCCCCTGCCTGGCGGCTGTCGGCATCCACGTCAACGGGGTCCTGACCCTGGAGATCAGCCAGACCCTCAACGAGGGCGACACGATCGAAGTACAGGGCAACTCTTCGCCCGCCATCACACACATCAGCGGAGTGGAGTTCTGACGTGGCACTGACTGTCTACCCCTACGACGAGGGCTCGGTCGGACCGACCGGGCCAGAAGGTCCGCAGGGTCCGGCTGGAGCTACTGGCCCCGCTGGTCCGCAGGGCATTGCTGGACCGCAGGGTCCGGCTGGCATCGACGGCATCGACGGAAGCCAGATCCTCCGAGGCACCGTGACCCCGTCTGCGGGCGAAGGTGTCGATGGGGACTGGTACATCAAGGAGGACACTCGGACGTTCCTGGGTGTGACCAGCACGACGATCACGCTGTACCGCAAGGAGTCTGGCGCGTGGGTTGTGTTCGGCAACAACCTCAGCGGCTCGAAGTGGTACATCAACAACACCTCGACTTCGAGCACTGACACCAAGCCCGGCGACATGCTGCTCCGCTCCGACACGGGCGACATCTGGCAGCGCAGCGCCACTGGCTGGGGCGACCCCATCGGCAACCTGAAGGGACCGAAGGGCGACACAGGCGACACGGGTCCGATGGGTCCGCAGGGTCCGGCCGGTGACGGAAGCGTCAACACGGTCAACGGAATCCCTGGCCCTGACCCCGTCCTCGACGCCAGTGACGTTGGTGCCATGCCCACCACGGGCGGTCAGTTCACGGGTGATGTGAGCTTCAGCGGGGTCGCTGGCTCGTACCGACAGTTCAGCCTCGACGTGGCTGGCGTGAAGCGATGGACCTTCCAGAAGGACGACGTGGCCGAGGATGGCCTCGGCGCTGGCTCGAACTTCCGGCTCTCCTCGCGCAACGACGATGGCACGTTCAAGTCGACCATCATGTTCGCTGACCGGGGCACGGGTCAGGTTGCCATCGGAACTACGACTCCGTACTCGAACACGAAGCTGAGCCTCCCTGGCGCAGTGGGCATGAAGGACATCGGTACGGACCCGACGACCGCCTCTGGCGGAGCGGCGATCTACTCGAAGTCTGGCATCGCCTACATCAAGCAGGGCGACGGCACCGTGTTCTCCCTCGGTGAGGCTGTGGACCTGAGCCAGAAGGGCGTGGCCAACGGTGTCGCGACGCTGGACTCGGGCACCAAGGTCCCGATCGCGCAGCTCCCTGATCCATCCGTGCCGTCCGGCTTCACCCCGGAGTCGATGGGCCTGAAGGCGTGGGCCGGTGACCCGGACTACTGCGCCTCGGGCTTCAGCTACACGGGCGTGGGCACCGGCCGCATGACGGCGGTGTACGTCAACCGGACCATGACGGTCTCGAAGATCGTCTGGCACGTCTTCGGCTACGCGGGCGGCCTGCTCTCGGGCTCCTGGGCTGGCATCTACAACACCTCGGGCACGCGAGTGGCCTACACGGGCGACCAGAGCACGGCGACGTACGAGCCTGGCGAGCAGCACGACACGGGCGGTGGCTGGTCCTCTTCGAATCTGACCTCCTCGGTGTCCCTGGCTCCCGGCGTGTACTACGTGCTGTGGCGCTGGAACTACACCGCCTCCCCAGTGGACGGCCCGGCCCTGGCGCGCTTCGAGAGCGCGAGCACCTGCCAGTCCCTCATGGGCATGAGCAACAACATCTGGCGGCACGCCTCGTACACCACGTCGTCCACGACGGCACCGGCCTCGATCACCGTTGGCAACTTCCAGCGTGACCCGATCCGCTTCTGGGTCGCCCTCGCCTGACAACTACTACCCCTTGTGACAGAAGGGAAGTGCCCCGATGGGGCTCAACATCTGGCCGCCTCCGGTGATGAACCGGCCGTGGATCTTGTTCACCCCTGAGATCTACTCGACCAGCGACCTCAACACCCCAGTGGCTTCCACCCCCAGCGCGACGGGGTGCAGGTACAAGTACCTGGACAGGACCACGGTCCTTGCGCTGGTTGACGTGACCGTGAACGCCGCTGTGACCAGCGTGTGCTGCTCTCTCCCGGTTCCGGCAGCCCATCGCCAGATCCTGTCTGGTACTGCCGCTCTCTTCGGGTCAAGCACCCCGGCAGACCAGTCCGGCATGGCGTACATGCTGTCTACGCAGGAGCACATCGTCATCGCGGCGTACACGCAGGGGTACCGCAATGCCGCATCCGGCAACATCTTTCGGTACCACGTCATCTACACGGTTGACGCTGCCTGACCCCGCCTCTTCAGGACCCCTGGACCTTCTGGTCTGGGGGTCCTTCTCATGACCACAGGAAGGACCCTCAGTGGCACAGAGTTCCTACCCCTTCGACGGGCAGACCGTCTCCGAGACTCAGTACAGCACCCTCTTCCGCGAGCTTCAGGACAGCGGGGTGGCCGCGTCGGCGTCCTCCAGCGACCTGAGCGTGACGGCGGACAGCACCGGGATGAACGTCAAGGTGCAGCCCGGAACGGCCATCATCCGTGGGCACGCCTACTCCTCGACGGCCGTCGAGACGCTGACCATCGCGGCCTCGGAGTCTCAGGCCAGGACCGACCGGATCGTCCTTCGACTTGACCCTGCGGCGAACAGCATCGTGCTGGCCGTCATCAAGGGAACGGCTGGCGGTGGCGTCCCGGCGCTCACGCAGACCGACACGGGCACCTACGAGATGGTGCTCGGGAACGTCGCGGTCGGTGCTGACGTAACGACCATCACGACCAGCAACGTGTCCGACCAGCGTCGATTCGTCGGTTCGCGCATCGGCTCCTGGAGCACGGCGCTGCGCCCGTCCTCTCCCCGCGTCGGGCGTCTGGGGTACAACTCCGACACCGGCAAGTGGGAGTTCTGGAACGGCACCGCGTGGTCAGACCTGGCCCCGGTCGTCAACTGGATCACGATCACAGGCAAGCCCGCGACGTTCCCTCCGGACCCGCACGTCCACCCGGCCCCGGCCTGGTCCGAGGTCACGAACAAGCCGAGCACCTTCACGCCGTCCTCGCACACGCACACCTGGTCGGACATCACGGGTGAGCCCTCGTTCGCCTCGTCCAGCCACACGCACTCCTGGTCCTCGATCACCTCGAAGCCCTCAACGTTCACGCCCAGCTCGCACTCGCACTCCAGCTACCTGGAGTCCGGCGACACGATCGCCTGGGCCAACGGCTCGAAGCAGCCCCACTCCCGAGGCGTTTCTGGGTCTGGCACGTACTACGCGGTGTGGGTCCGTGGCGACGGCGGCTTCTGCCGCAACACCTCCTCGATCAAGTTCAAGGAGAACGTCCGGGACTACGAGATCAGCCCGGACTCCGTGCTCGCGCTGGAGCCGAAGATCTACGACCGCAAGCCGGTCGACGGCGAGGAGGGCAACAAGGACGAGGTCGGCCTCATCGCTGAAGAGGTCGCCGAGCACCTGCCCTGGATCGTCAACTACCTCGATGGCGAGATTGACGGCCTCCGCTACGACCTGCTGGGCGTTGCCCTGCTTCCGGTCGTGAAGCGCCAGGCCAAGCAGATCGAAGACCTCGAAGCTCGCCTTGCCCGACTGGAAGATGCGCACGGCGGGGGCTCTGCGCACTGATGTTCACACTCGCCGCAGCAGAGTCCACCACGCAGGTGGCTCTCATCTCCACGGGAGGCACCATCGCCGTGGCACTCATCGGAGCCCTTGTCGAACTTCTTCGACGCCAGAACCGAGCGATCGAGGAGGTCCGCGAGAACGCCCAAGAGGCACGGGACCAGGTCGCCAACACGCACAGCACGAACCTGCGTGACGACCTTGACGACCTCCACAACGACGTACGCGAAGTGCTTCGTGTCCTCGGGCAGCACAGCGAGGAGATCGCTGGACTCCGAGGTGACCTTCGCCAGGAGCGCCGTGAGCGCCTGGCTGTCGCCGACCGACTTGACGACCACATCACCAGCGCGGCCTGAGCTGCGCGCCACTCAGGAGGTACACACCCCTTGTCCGTGAACATCATCTCCCGCGCCGAGTGGGGCGCGAAGCCGTGGAATGGCTCGCCGAACTCCGTGTCGCTCTCGAAGCGCACCGAGTTCTTCGTCCACTACGACGGGGCGCACGCGGTCGGTCGGACCGGCTACGACGTGCCGCGAGCCATCGAGCGGGTCCACCTGAACCAGGGCTGGGCCGGTGTCGGCTACAACTTCGTGGTCGACCAGGCTGGCAACATCTACGAGGGCCGTGGCTGGGGCCTCCAGGGTGCCCACTGCCCGAACCACAACGTCTCTGGCATTGGTGTCCAGATCGCCATCGGTGGCGACCAGGAGCCGAGCGACAAGGCGCTGGCCGCGTGCCGCGCGCTGTACGACGAGGCGTGCCGGAAGACCGGCCGGACGCTGGCCAAGAAGGGTCACCGCGACGGCATCGCGACCGCCTGCCCCGGACCCAAGCTGTACGCCTGGGTGAAGGCGGGGATGCCCGCCCCGAAGGGCGCGACTCCCACTCCCGCCCCCGCCCCGAAGCCGTCGACCGGCAGCACGTACACCGTGGTGAAGGGCGACACGCTCTCGGGCATCGGCGCGAAGCTGAAGATCAAGTGGACCGACCTCGCGAAGGCCAACAACCTGAAGGCTCCGTACGTCATCTCGGTCGGCCAGAAGCTGAAGCTGCCTGCCAAGGCGCAGCCGAAGTCGACCATCGTTGCGCTGAACTCGGCGGTCAAGCCGGGTGCCACTCACGCGCAGGTCGCGGAGCTTCAGCAGCTCCTGATCAAGGCGGGCTACGGCCCGATCCCCGGTGCCGTCACTCGGTACTACGGCAAGAACACGGGAGCCGCAGTCGCGCGCTTCTACCGGAAGAACAAGCACCTCGCCTCCAGCTCGTACGACACGGCCATCGGGCCGAAGGGCTTCATCGAGCTTCAGCGCGAGGCAGGAAGGAAGTGACCGTGGGCCGACACAGCGCCCCCGTGTACCCCGGCAAGAACCTGATCCTGCCGCTCCTCCCCGCGAGCTGGCGTCCCTACGCCACCTCCGTGATGGCGCTCCTCGGAGCTGCCGCGAGCATCGGTGCGATCTACTTCGCCGACGACCCCCGCGTTGTGGCGGGCGTCAACCTGCTCACCGTTCTCGGCGTCTACGCCCAGCGCGATGAGATCTCGCAGCACGCCCCTGCTGTTGAGGACGACGAGCCCTCGCAGGGCCAGTAACAACGAAGAAGGCCCCCACCGGCAAGTAGCTGGCGGGGGCCTTCTTCGCGTCTCCTCACTGCTTCATCTCCTCGATCTCCTCCATGGAGACGATGCGCGGGCGAGTCCGCGTGGTGCGCTTCTTCGGCTGCACGGCGCGCGGTCGCGCAGGCTTCTCGGGCTGAGGTGCCTTGATGTCCATCAGGCTCTCCAGCGAACCTGCGTGCACCTCGCAGAGGTCAAGCTCGACGGTGCGCCCTTCGACTGTGATGGTGTACCGCTTGGTGGGAACCCCCACTGCCTGGTCAAGGTCGCACACGGTGATCTCGATCTTCAAGAACTGCTCCTCTCGTTGACGCTGTGTAACTGTTGTGCAATCATTGCATCACACACAGTGATCGGTCAAGAGAGAGGAGCGAAGGTGCCTGCACGCAAGATTCAGAACGAGCAGGAAGTGCTGCGCTGGTTCGAGGAAGGCCGCACGTACGACTGGATGGTCGAGGAGTACAAGCGCAAGTACAACATCGAGACAGTCCCCAGCCTGTGGGGCAACTTCCGGCGTCGGCGAGGGTTACCGCGCCGGATCGTCCGGGACGACGAGCTGATCCCCTGGCACATCAAGGAGGAGCACCGCTGGCTGTACCCGCTGGCGATGCTGCGCGTCGAGGCACGCAAGCGTGCTGGCGCACCTGTCACAGAGCTGGAGGAGTCCCGCCTGACCAACTGGCGGGCGATGCTCGAAGAGGAGAACGCTGTCGTTCACTACGACCCGGACACCGAGGAAGGCTTCTTCTACGTGCCCCGTGAGCCGGGCGATGACGACATCATCCACAAGCCGAAGCGGAAGACCACGCCTCGTCCTCGACGGGACTGAGGTCTGGTACCGTTCCGCCTCGTAACACCAACCAGGCTGACAAGGTTGCACACCGGGAGGACGGTGTGGTACAACTGTCGATGTCAGCGCAAGTAACACACAGAGAGGACGTGAGAGGTGGCCGAGCCCCACCTCGGGCAGCCCGCATCTGCGGAGCTTCCGATGAACTACGAGACCGACGGGGGTCGCATCGTGATCCACCTGGACTTCGACGGCTTCGACTTCCATGTCGTTGCCTACGAGGGCTACACGCCCTCGCTGATGAAGTCCACACTCTCCCAGCTCGACAGGCTGGGGCTCGCGGCACTCGGAGACGAGGATCGTGACCCCGAGATCCTGGAGTGCGGCGGGGTCAGGGTCTACCTGGCACCGAGGAGGCCGGTGAACAACACCGCCGAGTTCCTGGAGTCGATCACACCCGAGGAGGCTCGCGAGATCTCTCCGTTCCAGCGCAGCTACTACACGCCCCTGGAGGTGGTCGCTTGACCCTCAACTTCATGGATCTGCCGACGAAGCAGGTCCACCCGAACGAGTCCGTCCCCCGCGACGGACACGGCAAGCCGCTCGTCGTACCGGAGAGCGGCGGCAAGCCGAAGGCCCTGGTCCGCACGACCACGTTCATCGACTGCATCGAGGACAAGAGCAGTCTGGTGGACTGGGGCAAGCGCATGGTGCTGGTGGGGGCGCAGAAGCGCCCCTCCCTGCTGGACGCCGTGGCCGAGCTGGACCCCGACGACGCGGCCGACAAGAAGAAGCTGAACGCCCTGGCCGAGCGTGCGCTCGACATCTCGGGCGCGAACGACAAGCGCGAGAAGGGCACACACCTTCACGACCTGTCGGAGTACGTCGACCGTGGCGACCCGCTCCCGGCTCACGCTTCGAGCCAGGACCTGGACGACATGATGGCGTACATGGCGGCCACCGCGCCGCTCACGGTTCACGCCGTCGAGCAGTTCGTCGTGTGCTCCGAGCTGGGTGTGGGCGGTACGTTCGACCGCACCTACGGCTACGAGGGCCTGGACCCCAACGGCAAGCCGATCTCGGGTCGCTTCATCGGCGACCTGAAGACGGGCTCCGTGGAGTACGGCGGCCTGAAGATGGCCATGCAGCTCGCGATCTACTCTCGGGCGAAGAAGTACGACCACACGCTGTTCCCCGCTCCCGCCCGAGAGGACGACGAGAAGGGGTTCCAGAAGTGGAAGAAGACCGAGATCGAGGTCGCCGACGCCGCGAAGGCGTACAGCGTCCCCGAGCCAGTCAACCAGGACTGGGGCATCATCGTCCACTTGCCTTCCGGCAAGGGAGTGTGTAACCTGTACTGGGTCGACCTGAACATCGGGTGGAAGGCAGCGCAGCTTGCACTGACCATCCGCGAGATGAGGTCGCTGTCGAAGAAGGCCATGATGCCCTTCACGGCGACTGTGGCGCAGGACACACCGAACTGGGTTGACTTCGGCTGAGAACGTGTGTAACGTTGGCACAGCCGAACGGGGCAAGGAACACGAACCCCGAACAGCGAAGGGTTGACACCGAGACCGGGACACGGTACGGTAGAGACCAACACCGAACGAGAGGAGCACTCACCGAGTGAGCAGGGAACTGAGCGTCACGATCAAGTACGGCAAGAGCTACGACGACACCTGGGCGGTCTTCAAGGGAACGCCCGACGAGATCCGGTCGGACATCGTCTCCTTCTTCGGCATCATGCCGGACGCGGTGACGGAGATGACGCTCTCCGAGATCGTGACCGCTGCGACCGACCTGGCGCACGGCAAGGGGAACGCGGCTCGCTTCCTCGGCGCGACTGTGGTACCTTCGCAGAGCGCACCGGCCCAGCCCGCACAGACGGCGGCACCGGCCAGCAACGAAGACCCGTGGGCGGCGGCTGCGAGCAGCGCCCCTTCCACCCCCTCGACTCCCCCGGCCCCGCAGGCTGAGGACCCGAACGCCTGGATTCTGGGCGAGATCGAGAAGCAGACTTCGGTCGACAGCCTGAAGCGGCTGTGGGCTGAGAACCAGTCCTTCTTCAAGGACTCGGCGGTCATGGCCGCCTGGAAGGCGAAGGGCAAGGCGCTGAGCGCCGCCTGAGCCAGCCGAACACCGAGCACAACTCACACACTCACCGAACTACCCTGGAGGTAACAACCGTGGCTCTCAACTTCATCGACATCCCGCAGCAGGGCGGCGGCTGGTTCAAGCCGAAGGACCAGAAGGACGCAGTGGCGATCCTCCTGGAGGTCCACTCCTTCGACCGGCAGCGCCCGACCCCGAACGGCCCGAAGGACTCGGCCCTCGCGGACGTGACCATCTTCAAGACCATGGAGGAGCTGGAGGCGGGCACCCCGTCCAGCATCGCCAAGGGCCAGAGGATCGAGCAGACCGTGCTCGCCCGTGACCTGGAGGCCATCGTCGGCGGCGCGACCATCGTGACCCTCGACCAGATCCCGGCCAAGAAGCCGGGCGCGTACCCCGCGTGGGTGTGGCGTCAGGCGGACGGCGGCGTCAAGGCCAAGATCGTGGCCTACGCCACCAAGCGTGAGGCCGAGGTCAACGCGGCCATGGCCGACGTGCCGGACTTCGACTGATCATCGTGTGCAACCTTCGCAGGGGGTCGGCCTTCGGGCTGGCCCCCTCGGGGCAGTGAGAGAGGAGGTCGCCATCAAGATCTTCAAGCGTCCCGGCTGGGACGAGTGGGCGCTGGCCATCGCCGAGGTGGTCGCGACCCGAGCAGACTGTACGAGGTCCCAGGTCGGGGCCGTGATCCTGAGCCGGACGAACCGTGTCCTGGCCGTTGGGTACAACGGGCTCCCTGCGGGACTGCCTGGCTGTGCCAGTGCGGGCAACTGCCCGCGAGGACGGATGTCCTACGAGGAGGTCGCTGCGAACAGCGACTACTCGAACTGCCCGGCTGTTCACGCCGAGGCGAACGCCATCTACCACGCCGACCCGGTCGAGCTTCCGGAGTCGACGCTGTACGTGACGCGCAAGCCCTGCCCCGCGTGCTCGACGCTGATCGAGTCGGCAGGCATCCGACGAGTTGTAGTTCGAGGAGAGGAGAACACCGAGTGCTCACCCCTGGAAGGTCTCTGGCGCTCCATGCAGAGTCGGGCCGCGAGCTTCCGCGTGTAGAAGCCTTCGAGGCCCTGTACCAGAAGGGCATCCGCCCCCGGCACGGCGAGGTCGTCATGATCGCCGGTCGGTCTGGTACGCAGAAGTCGGGCTTCGCCCTCTTCTGGGTCGCGTCGATGAACCTGCCCACGCTGTACTTCTCCGCCGACATGAGCGCCTTCACGGCGTCCTCGCGCCTCGCCTCGATGGCGACCGGCGACACGACCGAGATGGTCGAGGCAGGCATGGCCGCTGGCGGCAAGCACCGGCAGGGCTACCTCGACGCTCTGTCCGGCTCCCGCATCCAGTTCTCCTTCGGCTCCCCCATCACCTGGCGTGCCGTGGACGAGGAGCTGGAGGCGTACGTCGAGCTGTGGGACGCCTTCCCCGAGGTGATCGTGTTCGACAACCTCATGGACTTCGAGGGTGCCGAGTCCGACTACACCGAGCAGATGTCGGTCATGAGTAACGCGACCGAGCTGGCCCGCGCCACTGGCGCTACGGTCATCCTGCTGCACCACGCCTCCGACAAGAGCTGGGAGGCGAAGTCCGACCCGTGGGCTCCGCCGTCCCGAGACCAGGTCAAGGGCGGCCTGTCCGAGAAGCCTGAGCTGTCGCTCACGGTCGCTCTGGACCCGCACAGCCTGGAGTACAAGGTCGCCTGCGTGAAGCAGCGCATGGGGCCGTGTGACCCCACGGCGCGCTCGTACGCCAGCCTCCGGTGCAAGCCGGACGTGACCCGCTTCGAGAAGCTGGACGCTGCGCTGCGTACGCCGCCGAAGCCCGCGACTTCCGAGGACTGGTCCCCCGACAAGGTGTTGCTCAACACCTGATCCGTGTGTTACCTTTGCAGAGCAGACGGGGCCGCAAGGCCCCCTCTCTCAGAGAGGAGTGTGTAACCTTGGCAAGCCCCGCCTACAACAAGCGCAAGGGTGCCGACTGGGAGATCTCCCTCCGGAACGAGTTCCGCGAGCTGGGGTTCGACATCGAGCGCCTTCACCTCAACGGTGCCGACGACGAGGGTGACCTGGTCATCCGGAAGCCCGGCCGGTACATCGTGATCGAAGCGAAGAACGCGAAGCTGGAGCCGTCGACCTTCATCAGGCAGATGGAGGACGAGACGGAGAACTTCCGCAGGAACCGAGGGCTGAAGCCCGAGGACGTGGAGGGCGTGGTCATCGTCAAGCGGCGAGGGCTCGGCTGGCGCAAGGCGCTGGTGCTCACCACGGTCGAGCGGTACTTCGGCCTGGAGGAGTCGCCGTGATCGGCTTCATGGGCTGGAAGCCCGGCGAGTTCGAGGCGGCGGTGGACGAGCTGAACGCCTTCATCGCCTTCTTCGAAGACCCCGAGTCCGACATCGACCTGATCCTCGACGTAGAGGAGTTCTTCGGAGTGACCGATGCGGTTCTCTGACCTGAACGACCGACGACACAAGACGACGAGCGCGAACGACGACGACGCGAAGCCGACCCTGGAGTCCACGCTCCTCCACTACGGGGTCGACTTCAACCCGGAGCGGCGCACTGGGATGACCCGGTGCCCGCTCCATGAGGACAAGACACCATCGCTGTCCTACAACCTCGACAAGGAACTGTGGCGCTGTCACTCATGCGGTGAGGGTGGCGACAGTTACACGATGATCATGAAGAAGGAGGGGACAGACTTCCGTGGAGCACGAACCGTTGGTGCCGCTCTCGACCTCACAGAGGGAAGCTCTGGAGGAGGCGACGGCGAGCTACGAGGCAGCAGTTACGGCGGACGCCGCTCGGTACCTGCTCGCAAGGGGGCTCGACAGGACGGCGGCGGTTACCAACCGCGTTGGCGTCGTGACTGACCCCTTCCCTGGACATGAGAGGTTCCGTGGGTTCCTCTCGATCCCGTACCTGGGACACGACGGCCGAGTCCTGTCGATGCGGTTCCGCTGCATCCAGGAGCACAACCACCGCGACTTCGGTCACGGCAAGTACATGGGGATGAAGGACGAACCGCCCCGCATGTTCAACGTGAGCGCGATCCACCAGGCGGGCGACGAGATCGCCGTGGCCGAGGGCGAGTTCGACGCCATGATCCTCAACATGGTGGGGATGCCTGCGGTGGCCATCCCTGGAGCGACCGGCTGGCGCAACCACTACCGCCGGATGCTCGCTGGCTTCAACCGCGTGTGGGTCTTCGGTGACCCGGATGACGCTGGAGCTGAACTGACCGCGAAGGTCAGCCGCTCGCTGCGCTCCGCCAAGGGCGTGCGCCTGCGAGACGGCGACGTGACCGACACGTACCTGAAGGGTGGCGCTGACGCCATCTGGAACCTGATGAACAAGGAGGGCTCCGAGTGAGCGAGACGAACGAGAACATCGAGACCACCGACGAGAAGCCGACCCCGAAGCGCCGTCCCCGCAAGGCCCCTGCCCGACAGCCCGAGCCCGCGCACACCGTGCTGACCGAGGCGATCGAGCGGCAGATCAAGGAGCTGGCCGAGGTCCCCGTGACCTTCACCCCGACGCACCGCACCGCGCACCACCTGAACCGCTCGGCCGCCTGGCAGAAGCAGTTCCGGGCTGAAGGTGCGGCCGACTCCCAGATCCTCACTGCCGCCTTCGAGGCTGCGGGCAAGGGCTCCCGCGAGGCGCTGGAGAAGCTGGCTGCCGTGGCCCTGTCGCAGATCGAGCGCCTGGCCGGTGACAAGTGAGCGAGGAGAGGGTCGCCTCCGACCCGTACACGAACCTGAAGCGCACCGCCTCCCTGCTGGGCGACTTCCGCAAGGCCCTCCTGGAGGAGGGCTTCAAGGAGGACGAGGCGTACAAGCTGGTCGAGATCGCCTTCATCGAGGGCACGGAGTGACTGAACTCCCCGGCTCCCCCGGTCCCTCCCTGGAGGCGATCTGGGGGAGCCTCACCCCCGAGGAGCAGGAGCCGCTGGCTGCGCACCTGCTCGGCGAGACCTCTGCCGACTGGCTGTCCACCACCCTGCGCAAGTACGGACACGACGTGTCCGCTACGACCATCCGTGTCTACCGAAGGAGCCTGAGAGCGTGACCCTGAAGGACGAGCTGCTGGCCAAGCCGGTAGGACCCCAGATCCCCGCCCGACAGACCGACCCCGAGAAGGACTTCACCCGGCAGATCGAGGTCTCGGGCGACATCGCCGAGGTGACCGTGCGCGCTCCCGCTGGGGAGGCTGACGAGTCGGCTGCGGTGGCGTACCTTCGCAGCAAGGGTGAGGACCCTGACGTGTGGGTCGCGACCGGCTTCCGCTCTGGCGAATGGACGATGGCGAACGGCGAGACAGGAGAGTCGAACCGCTACACCTTCAAGCGCCGCGTCGGTGCCGAGGTCACTGAGCGTCCGAACCTGGACGAGCTGCTGGCCGCCATCGACAAGCACGACGTGAGTGTGGTACCTTCGCAGACCGGTGGAGATCACACCTTCATCGTCGCCCTCGGCGACATGCAGTTCGGCAAGGTCGACGGCGACGGAGTCGACGGCACGCTGGCTCGGACGATCGACTGCCTGAACAAGGCGGCCGACCTGCTGGCCACGTACCGGCAGAGGTTCCGCATCGACCACGTCCACATCGCGTGGCTCGGTGACCACATCGAGGGCTTCGTCTCGCAGGGCGGGGCCAACACCTGGCGCACGCAGCTCACGCTGAACGAGCAGATCCGGCTGACCCGCAGGGTCATGCTGCACGCGCTGCTCACGTTCGCGCCGCTGGTCACTCGGCTCACGATGGTCGCCGTCCCTGGCAACCACGGTGAGGCCGTCCGGTTCAACGGCAAGGGCATCACCCGGTACGACGACTCGCACGACACCGAGTCCCTGATCGCGGTGAAGGACGCTGCGGAGCTGAACCCCGACCGGTTCAGTCACGTCGAGTTCTACGTCCCGGACACGGACGAGCTGACCGTGGTGGTCGAGTGCTCGGGCACCGTCGTGGCCCACGGCCACGGTCACCAGTGGAAGCCGGGCAAGCACTTCGAGTGGTGGAAGGGGCAGGCGTTCAACCGGGCTTCAGCCATGCACCAGGCGGACCTGCTCCTGGCTGGCCACCTGCACCACGAACACGTCGACACAGACGGCTACCGCAGCTTCATCCAGCCCCCGGCGATGGAGAGCGAGAGCACCTGGTGGCGGCACGCCAAGGGCACGACCGGAGCCCCTGGCCTGATCGTCGCCATCACGAAGGACGGAGCGGTCCCCATCAAGGAGACCGTTCGCTGAAGCACCGACGAGAGGAGAACAGCACAGTGAACATCATCGACATCGAGACCGAGTACGACAGCGCGGAGCAGGCTGTCGCCGACTGGAGCCTGGTCAGCGGAGACCCGAACGACCCGACCGTGTACGACACGGCCCTGTTCAAGGCGGCTCGCAAGATGGTTCGCGAGTACGGCAACGGCACCGTCGACTACGACGACCTGGTGCAGGACGGCTACATCGTCCTGGCCATGAAGGCGCAGTCGATGAGGCGAGCCTACGCCGAGGGTGGCGAGGGTCTACTGGTCACCGCGATTCACCAGCGCCTCACCAACTGCGTGGCGACCGACGTGCGCCGAAGCAACAAGCGGGCCAGCCTCGACAGCCACCTGGAGGGACGCCAGTGAGCTACAACCGCGCTCTGGTCGAGCACCTTCTGCCTGCCGCCTGGGACGGCGAGGCGGTCTACGGGATCAAGAACCCGATGCAGGCGGACGCCGACATGCCCAAGGGGTTCAGCAACCCCAAGACGGGCGGCATGATCTTCGCCCACCTGGCGGACATCAACACGGCCCGCAGGTGGATGGAGGGTGGAGGTCTCCCCCTGGAGGAGGCCCAGACCCTGCTTCTCCGGTACGGCCTGGACTGGACCCTGGAGGAGATCGGCGAACACCTCGGGGTCCACAAGAGCACGATCCAGCGCAGGGCAGAGCGGGGCGTCGGCAAGGTCACCGCCTACCTGAACGGCGTCCCCTACGTGGACGGCTACGACAACGACGACACCGAGGAGGTGGCAGCGTGACCAACCCGATCCCGCCCGGCCAGACCGACTTCTACGACGAAGTGAACCAGGCGTACTTCTGGTTCAACCCCGACGACCAGCAGGTGTACTCCCGGCCCTTCACCCCGAAGGAGATCGAGGGTTCGTACATCCGCCAGCAGCTCAACGGCCTGCACACTCAGGCCGACGTGGCGATGACCTACCTGGACGAGCGCATCGACCTGTGCCTCGCGTACCTGGAGAACCCCGCTCCGACTCCGGAGCAGACAGCAGAGCAGATCAAGGTCATGGCTGACCTTGCCGCGTACAGCGCGGGAACACTGAAGCGCCTGATCGTGGTGCTCGGGGAGCTGACGAAGCGCCCCGTCGACATGGTAGTGTGAACGTGTCGCAGTGAGAGTGTCGCAGGCGGCAGTCCTTCGGGGCTGTCGCCTTGTGGCAGTGAGAGAGACATCAACTTCAAGGAGGAACAACTCAGTGACTGACGCCAACCAGGTCCCCTTCGGTCCCACCGGCCAGCTCGTCTACGAGCGCACCTACTCCCGCACCCTGGCCAACGGCTCCAAGGAGACCTGGCCGGACACCGTCCGTCGAGTCGCCAAGGGCAACCTCGCTCTGGTGCACGGCCCCGACATGGACGCCTGGCCGCAGGCGGTGAAGGACGAGTACGACGAGCTGGTCTCGTTCATGGACGTGTTCGCGATCATCCCGGCTGGCCGCCACCTGTGGGCCACGGGTGTGAAGGGTCGGCAGTACCTGTTCAACTGCCACGTCGCCCCTTGGGGTGAGAAGCTGTCGAGGCACTTCGAGTTCACGTTCATGCGCCTGATGGAGGGTGGCGGCGTCGGGGGCAACTACTCGTCCAGCTACCTGGAGGGGTACGGCGCACCGCGCCGCGAGCTGGACGTGCACATCGTGTGCGACCCGACGCACCCGGACTTCGCTGACATGCGGGCGTCGGGTCTCCTGTCCTCCGAGTACGACTCGGACTGGGACGGAGCCTTCGAGGTCGAGGACTCCCGCGAGGGGTGGGCCGCTGCGATGGTCGACCTGATCGACACGTTCATGACGGACGGCGAGGTCATCCACCGGAACCGCGTCTACGACGTGAGCCGCGTCCGAGCGAAGGGTGCCCGGCTGAAGACGTTCGGCGGCACGGCCAGTGGCCCCGCTCCGTTCGGTCGCATGATGCAGGAGATCGGCCGCATCCTCTCGCACTCCGCTTCGGAGGTCGGCGAATGGGGAGTCGAGCCGCACCTGACTCCGACCGAGGCCATGGAGATCGACCACGCCATCGCGGAGTGCGTCGTCTCGGGTGGCGTCCGGCGCTCTGCGCGCATGGCCATCGTGAAGTGGGACGACCCCTTCATCGAGGACTTCCTCGCGTGCAAGCACGACGGCTCGAAGCACTGGACGACGAACATCTCGGTCGAGATCGACAGCCGCTTCATCGGCGCGCTGAACGACCCGGAGCATGAGGCGCACGCCGAGGCCGTCGAGGTCCACCGCAAGGTGGTCGAGGGGATGCTCCGCAATGGTGAGCCGGGGTACTGGAACTCCAGCTACTCCAACGAGGGCGAGGTCGGCACGGTCATCGCGACCAACCCGTGCGGTGAGATCGCACTGGAGCCGACCGAGAACTGCAACCTCGGGCACATCAACCTGGACCACTTCGCCCCGAGCGTGAAGGGTGGTGGCTTCCAGAAGGGCAAGCTGCTCCGAGCCCACCAGCTCATGACCCGCTTCCTCATGCGCGCCACGTACGGCGACGTGACGGACGCGGAGCAGGCGGCCAAGCTCGCGAGCAACCGGCGCATCGGCGTAGGCCACCTCGGGGTGCAGGGCTTCCTCGCGAAGCAGGGCATCCGCTACTCGTCGGCCCCGTACAGCGAGGTCTTCCGCTGGCTGCTGGAGGATCTGTACGACGCGGTCCGCGAGGAGGCTCGGGAGTACGCCTTCCAGCTCCGCATCCCGGAGCCGGTGAAGGTGACGACCGTGGCCCCGACTGGCTCGATCGCGAAGCTGCCTGGCGTGAGCGAGGGCATCCACCCGATCTACGCCCGGCACTTCCTGCGTCGCGTGCGCTTCTCCATGCCGGACCCGGCGCAGGCGAAGACGGTGCAGGACGCGGTGAACGCCGGTCACCTGGTCGAGCAGTGCGTCTACGACCAGTCCGGCAACACGATGGTCGTCGCCTACCCGACGAAGGAGAAGCTGGTCGCCGAGGTTGAGGCGATGGGCTACAACCCTGCGATCGTGGAGTCGGCCGACGAGATCCCGCTCGACTCGATGCTCGCCTTCCAGGCGATGTACCAGAGCTACTACGCGGACAACGCGGTGAGCTTCACGGTGAACTTCCCCGAGGGTGAGTACACCGTGGACCAGGCCGCCGACATCATCCGTGGCTGGCTGCCCGAGCTGAAGGGTACGACCCTGATGCCGGACGGCACTCGGGCTCAGGCTCCGTACGAGCGCCTGACCGAGGAGGAGTTCGACTCGTACGACGTGGTGTCCGTCGAGGACAGCACCGATGAGAACTGCGCGAACGGCGCTTGCCCCGTGCGGTGATCGCAAGACAGATGGCCCCCTGGTCCTTCGGGACTGGGGGGCCTTCTTGCGTTGTAGGCTCCCGGCCATGAAGAAGACTGTCATCGAGCTGGTGGACGACCTTGACGGCAAGGGCACCGCTCGCACCGTGACCTTCGCTCTCGACGGCCACACCTACGAGATCGAGCTGAACGAGCGCAACGAGGCCCGGCTGCACAAGGCGCTGGCCCCCTTCGTGAAGGCGGGCCGGAAGGCCAAGCCGACGCGCCGACGTAGAGCGAAGTAGGACAACGCGCCCACGTTGTTCGATCTTGGTCTACACTCCCCGGCATGAAGCGAGCAGTGATCTACACCCGCGTGAGCCGGGACGACACAGGTGAGGGCCAGTCCAACCAGCGCCAGGAGCGCGAGTGCCGACGCCTCACGGACTACAAGCGGCTGGACGTGGTGGCCGTCGAGCAGGACATCTCGGTGTCCGCCTTCTCGGGCAAGGAGCGCCCCGCCTGGAAGCGCGTCCTCGACATGGTACGGGCGGGCGAGGTCGACTACGTCATCGCCTACCACATGGACCGCATGACCCGGTCGATGACCGACCTGGAGGAGCTGATCGTCCTGTGCGAGGAGCACGGGGTCGGCATCGCTACGGCGGTCGGAGAGATCGACCTGACCTCCGACATGGGGCGCATGGTCGCTCGCATCCTGGCGGCTGTGGCTCGGGCCGAGGTCGAGCGCAAGAGCGCCCGGCAGAAGCTGGCCAACGCGCAGCGTGCCGCCGAGGGCAAGCCCCACTCGGGAGGCCAGCGCCCCTTCGGGTACGCCCGTGACCACATGACCGTGGTCGAGGGCGAGGCGGTCCTGATCAAGACGGGAGCGGAGCGCGCCCTCGCAGGCGAGCCGCTGATCTCCATCTCGAAGGACTGGGGCATGACGGCGCGCGGGGTGAAGAACGTGCTGACGAACCCACGGTACGCGGGAATCCGCATGTACCTCGGTGAGCGCGTCGGCGAAGCTGAGTGGCCAGCCATCCTGGATCTCGAAGTCCACCTGCGCCTCGTAGAGGCGCTGACAGACCCGGCCCGGACCAAGGGCACCGTGAAGATGGGGCGGACGCCCACGTCCCTGCTGACGGGCCTCGCTGCCTGCGCCGTGTGCAAGGCCAAGGTGCGCGGCTCGTCGGTGCGTGGCCGCCTGACGTACGCCTGCCGGTCGAGCCATGCTCACATCGACCGTGCCGACGTGGACACCTTGGCCCTCGGTGCTGTGATCAACCGACTGTCCTCCCCCGCGTGGGTCGAGACGCTGGCACCCGCAGGCGACGACCGGCTGACGAAGGCGAAGGTGCTGGTCGAGGAGAAGCGCGAGGCGCTGAAGGTGTACGCCCGGCTGCTCGCCTCGGGTGCGATGGACGAGGAGCAGTTCACCGAGGCCAGCCGCGTCGCTCGGGACGCCATGAAGGAGGCGGAGCAGACGCTCTCACAGGCCGCTGACGGGGCTGCGCTGAGTGGGCTGGACCTCGGGACCGACCGGGTGGAGAAGCAGCTCCTGGCCCTGCCTCTGGCTCGCCAGCGAGGGATCGTGGAGCAGTTGCTCACGGTCGAGATCCTGCCCCAGGTGAAGTCGCGGCTCGCTCCCCTGTCGTCGGCTGAGCGAGTGATCATCTCCTGAACGCAGAGAAGCCCCGCACTCCACAAGGGAGCCGGGGCTGTCTGCTACGCGGCGAGTCCGAGGAGGACTCTCACCACGCGAACTTGCTCGGGAGTGGGAGGCGGAGGCGCGGGCCTCTGCCTGTCCAGCTCGATGGCTTCGGCGAGGGTCACTCGACCCGCTCCTCGCCGTACACCCGACTGATCTCCTCGCGAAGGTGGTCGTTCTCCCCCGCCTCCCGCATGAGCAGGAGACGAAGGTCGGCCAGCTTGGCGCGTGCCCAGACGGGCAGCTTCTCCTCGCGCTCGGTGTCGAACAGCTTGGGGTACCGCTCGATGAGCTGGTGCGGTCGGCTCGGTCGCTCGTAGGTCACGGAGCCACCCGCCCGTGCTTCTGGAAGCACTGCCAGGTGATCGGCATCGCGTGCTGGAAGTAGTCCTCCATGCGCTCCGCGACCTGCTCAATCTCTCGCTGCGGGAACGAGGGGTACGTCGACTCGTCGTCGGTGGTGCGCAGCGAGAGGAAGTGCATGAGCGACCGCGCGTTGCAGGTCGCGTAGAACGAGGTGAAGATCCCGACCGGAAGGATGGACCGGGCTACCTCTCGGGCGATGCCCGCATCGAGCAGGCTCTGGTACTCGCCGTAGATCTCGGCGTACACACCCTCGAAGACGTAGGGGACGAGCCCCTTCTGGTAGGTCGAGCCGTCCTCGAAGGTGTAGGCACCGGCCTTGCCGACCTGAACCAGGGGGCGGTCCGGAGCGGGCACGTAGAAGACGGGCTCCAGGTTCTTGTAGCGCCCGCTCTCCTCGTTGTAGCTCCAGCCAGCGCGGTGACGGAAGAACTCCCGAGCCACGAAGATCGGGGCCTCGATGTAGAAGGTGAAGCTGTTGTGCTCGAAGGGGCTGCCGTGCCGGTCCCGCATGAGGAAGTTGATCAGCCCCTCGTCGCGGGTGAGGTCCACGACGTTGTCGTGGCTACCTCCGATGGTGCTGACTCGCGCAGCCATGGCCACGTCGGAGTCGGCGGCGATGGACTTGACGAGCTGGACGGTCGGGGTGGACCTGAACTTGATCTCGGTCACTGGTTGGGGGTCTCCTCTTCGGCGATGCGGAGCTGACGCTCATGGACGATCTCGGTGCCCCGCCAGGCGAACTCCTCCAGCCGGGCGAGCATCCGCCAGGCGAGGTCGCTCTTGCCGAGGCCGGTGCGGTAGACGACGGACGGGGCGCGGTCCTTCAGCAGGTGGATGAGCCGGAACGGGATGACGTTCTCGGGCTCGACCAGCCCCTCGAACATCCGGGTCTGGTGGTAGCCGTAGACGATCGCCACGGGCGCGGTGTTCTGCGACACTCTCACATCTCCTCGTCGTTGAAGGGGTCGTACAGGAAGGCTTCGGCGTCGGTGACGCCCGAGGCGGCAAGCTCGGCGAGACGTTCGTCCCGCACCGTGCGGTCGTAGCTGACTGCACTGGTGGTGAGCTTGCCGCTCACGGGGTCAGTCCACCGGAGCCGCCAGAACTCGATGCTCGTCTTGAACTTCGAGGCCGTCGTGCGGCTGATGGTGCTCTCCTCTCAGGCGGACTGGCTGAACTGGTGAAGCTCGGCGGCAAGCGCCTTGCTCCGGGTGACCTGGTACTTCCCGACCCGCAGGTACTGCGAGACTCCAGGTCCGACGAGACGGAGGAAGACCTCGGTCTCGCCAGGGTGGCGGTCTAGGATCTGCGCCAGGACCGGCGCGGTCTTGTCGTTGAGGCCGGTGACCGGCAGCTCGATGACGACAGGACCATCATGCACTACTTCGAGGTTCTGTGCAACCTGCGCAGACATCCCGATGAGCTGAGGTGAGCCGTCGCGGTACTCCAGGCGGCCTGTCACGAAGACGATGGCGTCCTGGACCAGCGTGTCCTTCACGTCCCCGTAGGAGCCAGCGAAGAATGCACACTCGACCGATCCGGTCTGGTCCTCCAGCTCGGCGACGGCCCACTTCTGGCCGCGCTTGTTGGTCTTGATGTCGACGTTGGCTACGAGGACCCCGATCCGTACGGTCGCGCCCTCCTGAGCGTGCTCGTCCAGGACATCGGCCACCGAGTGGGTAGCCTGCGCCCGGAGCGATGCCCCGATCCCCGCAAGCGGGTGGTCGGAGACGTACAGGCCCAGCATCTCCCGCTCGATGGACAGGAGCGGACCTCGGTCCCAGTCGGGCAGGGGGTCGAGCTTGATCGGCTCGGTTCCTGCCGGTACGAACAGGCCCGGCGTGCCGGACAGGTCCGTGTGGTCGACCAGGGCCTCGAACTGCTCGGCCATGCCCTTGCGGGTGGCACCCGTGGAGTCGAACGCACCGGCCTTGATCAAGGACTCGACGGCTCGCTTGCTCACGTTCGCCTGAGTCGCCGACCGGAGGAAGTCCGGCAGGGAGGTGAACTTCCCCCAGGCTTCCCGCAGTTGGACGATCTCCTCGACCATGCTCTCGCCCACGTTCTTCACGGCGGTCAGTCCGAAGCGGATCTCCCGCTCCCCGTTCGGGGTGAAGGAGGAGTTCGAGACCGACACGTCGGGCGGCAGGACCCGAAGGCCCATGCGCCTGCACTCGCCGAGGTACGTGGCCATCTTGTTCTTGTCGTCGCCCACCGAGGTGAGCACGGCCGCCATGTACTCGGCCGGGTAGTGCGTCTTCAGGTACGCCGTGCGGTAGGCGATGAGTCCGTACGCCGCAGAGTGCGCCTTGTTGAAGGCGTACCCGGCGAAGGGTACGAGCACGTCCCACACCGCCCGGATGGCAGCGTCCGAGTAGCCTCGCTCGCTTGCTCCCTTCTGGAAGTTCACGAACTCCTTGGCCAGCACCTCGGGCTTCTTCTTGCCCATGGCGCGACGGAGAAGGTCGGCCTGACCGAGGGTGTACCCGGCCAGGATCTGCGCCGCCTTCTGCACCTGCTCCTGGTAGATGATGAGCCCGAAGGTCGGGTCCAGGATCTCGGCCAGCGGCTCCTCCACCTCGGGGTGGATCGGCGTGATCTCCTGCTGCCCGTTCTTGCGGAGGGCGTAGTTCGTGTGCGAGCCCATGCCCATCGGACCCGGACGGTACAGCGCCACGACGGCGGAGATGTCCTCGAACTGGTCCGGCTTCAGCAGGCGGAGCAGGGAGCGCATCGCGCCGCCGTCGAGCTGGAACACCGAGAGCGTGTCGCCCCTGGCCAGCAGCTCGTACGTCGCGGGGTCATCCAGCGGGATGTTCTCGATGTCGACGTGCTCACCACGGTTGCGGCGGATGTTCTCGACCGCGTCGCCCATGATCGTGAGGTTCCGGAGCCCGAGGAAGTCCATCTTCAGCAGGCCCAGAGCCTCGCAGCTCGGGTAGTCGAACTGCGTGATCGTTACGCCGTCCGCAGGCCGCACCCACGTCGGGATGTGATCGACCAGCGGCTCGTCGGACATGATCACACCGGCTGCGTGCACGCCCATCTGCCGGACGAGACCTTCGAGGCCACGCGCGAGGTCAATGACCTCCTTCGCGTCCTTGTCGTTCTCGTACAGCGCCCGGATCTCGCCCGCCTCGTCGTAGCGCGGGTGCTCCGGGTTGGTGATGCCCTCCAGGGGCATCGACGCGCCCATCACATCGGCCGGGTACGCCTTGGTCAGCTTCTCGCCGACCTGAAAGGGCTTGTCCAGCACGCGGGCCGCGTCCTTCATCGCGTTGCGGGCCTTGATCCTGCCGTACGTCGCGATCTGTGCGACCTTGTCGCTGCCGTACTTCTCGGTGACGTACCGGATCACGTCGCCACGGCGACGGTCATCGAAGTCGATGTCCACGTCGGGCATGGAGACGCGCTCAGGGTTCAGGAACCGCTCGAAGATGAGCCCGTGAGGGATGGGGTCCAGGTCGGTGATCCCGAGGGCGTACGCGGCCAGCGAGCCAGCCGCAGAGCCACGCCCAGGGCCGACCCACACACCGTTCTCCTTCGCCCAGCCGATGAAGTCGGCGACGACGAGGAAGTACGACGGGAACCCCATCTGGTTGATCATGTCGATCTCGTAGTCGACCTGCGTTCGGTGCTCGTCGTCGTACCCCTGCGGGAAGCGACGGTCCATGCCGATGAGCACCTGCTCGCGGAAGAACTGGCCCTCCGTCTGGCCTTCGGGCACCGGGAAGCGGGGCATGAGGTTCTGGAACTCGAACATGCCGGTCGTGTCGACCCGGTCAGCGATCTCCAGCGTGGTGCGCATCCCCCACGACCAGATGTCGGAGCTGTCGATGGCTGCCATCTCGGCGGCCGACTTCAGGTAGTACCCTTCGCCCTCGAACCGGAAGCGATCCTCCTGGTAGAGGGACGAGCCGGTCTGGACGCACAGCAGGGCGTCGTGGGCCGCAGCCTCCTCGACCCGCGTGTAGTGCGAGTCGTTGGTGACCACCGGGGTGAGACCGAGGCGCTGACCGAGGCGGTAGAGGTCGTCGCGGACGCGCCGCTCGATCTCCAGGCCGTGGTCCATGATCTCCAGGAAGAAGTTGTCCTTCCCGAAGATCTCCCGCCACTTCGCAGCCTCGGCGACGGCCTCCTCGTACTGACCGAGGTTGAGCCGGGTCATCACAGCACCACCGGGGCATCCCGTGGTGCCGATCAGGCCCTCTGCGTGCTCGGCCACCAGCTCGGCGTCCATGCGCGGGTACTTCCCGAGCAGACCCTCGCTGTACGAGCGAGAGGAGAGCTTGAACAGGTTGTGCAGGCCGGTCTTGTTCGTCGCGAGCATGGTCATGTGGGTGTAGGCACCCCGACCGCTCACGTCGTACCGCTTCTGCTCGGGCGTGCCCCACTGGACCCGCTCCTGGTCGGAGCGCGAGCCCGGCGCGACGTACGCCTCGATCCCGATGATGGGCTTGACCCCAGCGGCCTGCCCCTGCGTGAAGAAGTCGTACGCACCGTGCAGGTTGCCGTGGTCGGTCATCGCGAGGGCCTTCATGCCCTGCGCCTTGGCCTCGGCGAACATGTCCTTCAGTCGAGCCGCCCCGTCGAGAAGGCTGTACTCGGAGTGGACATGCAGGTGGACGAAGTCCTTCACGCCGCCATCCTGGACTCGTAGTGGGCTCGGGACTCGCTGGTCAGGTGGAAGAGGCCGCTCTCCTCGCACTCGTAGAACCTGGTCTCGGTCTTCAGGCCGCGACCGGTACCTCGGGACTCGGCGGTGCGCTGGCGCTTGGCCTGCGCCCTACCGAGGGCCTTCTCTGCCTCGCGCTCGGTGAAGAAGCTCCTCTTCACGCCGCAGGGGCACGCGGTGTAGCGAACGGTCTTCATGGGTGGGTTCCTCCTACTTCCGGTACGTCTGGCAGTTGCATCCGGGCACCTGGCACGCTCCGCGCGAGGTCCCGGCCATCGAGTGGGTGAAGGGGGCATGTCCGCACCCCTCGACCAGGCAGAAGGGCGTCCAGCCCTTCTTCCCGTCCTGGTTGGCGATCAGCACCTCGGGGCTGGCCAGCTTCACGACGTGAGCCGTACCTCCAGCGCCTCCCAGGCGCTCCCCGAACTTGTTGGCGTCCCCCTCGGTCCCGAAGGGTCCGAAGTTGAGGCCAGCCGTGCCGTCCTGCCAGGTGTGGGCCAGCGCGTAGCTGTCCCGCATCGCCAGGATGTTGGCGATCTCCTTGATGAGCGCCTTGGCCATGTCCTTCGGTCCGTCGAAGTCCCCGGACTCCAGGATCTCGACCACCTGGTTGACCTCTTGTGCTCGCGGAGTGATCCGCATCTCTTGCTCCCTTCATCGGGCGAGTGGGTGCTCGGGGCTCGAACCCGAGTGCCTGCCGGTCACCCTGTGGTGCTCAGGCCGGAGTGGCTACGACGCGGACGCCGTACCTTCTGGCCAGGACGTAGGTGTTGAGCCCCCACGTCGTGCCGAGCGGCTTGTGCGGGTCGACCCACTGCCCGGCCTGCTTGAAGCGGAGCGTCTTCTGTGGGTCGAGGCCGACGATCAGCGTGCCGTCCGGCAGGGCTTCGAGGTCGGTCAGGCTCTCGACCTTGGGGTGGGGCTCGTACTCGATCTCCACCGGCAGGGTGAAGAACCAGGCGTCCTCCATCCCGAAGCCCGGCACCCACCACTCGCCGTTCGTCAGCTTCTCCCCGGTGTCACCGTCCGCGTCCACGATCTTGGACCCGACCGGCAGCTCCTGGATCTCGGCCACCTCGTTCAGGGTTGTCACTGTGTCGCTCTCCTCTCGTTCGCACTGCGGCGAAGGTAGCACGCTCAGTACCGTGTGTGCAAGCTGCGCTGCGAGCCGGTCATCATGGCCAGCATGACCATGCTGTGCAGGTCGTCCACCGAGCCGTCGTTGACCAGCGTGTGGTCGAAGGGGTAGTCGTCCAGCGCGGTCTCGCTCTCGTAGGGCTGGCCGAGCACGTCCGTGGCAGGCCCGACGCCGGGCCGCTCGATGCGGATCAGCGTGCCGCCGAGTTCCCGGATGCGGTCCGCCTCGTTGCGCATCCTCACGTCCGTGATGACCAGCGCCTCGCGGTCGGGGCGGAAGTCGTTCAGGACGGCGTCCACCCACACATTCACACCCAGAATCAGGCGGGCCGTCTGCCCCGTCGAGACCAGGATGTTCCGCACGTCGGGGAAGGTACGCTTCGCGCGCTCCCACCCCATGTCATCGACCAGCCGGGCAAGATGAACCACACCCACGTCGGGGTGCGTCTTGACCAGAGGGTTCTGCCGGTACGCGAAGTCGCGCAGCCGGTCGGCGAACGCGGTGCGTCGCCAGCCTCCTCGGGTCAGCTCCTTGGCCGCCTCGTCCTTGCCGCTTCCGGCGTAGCCGGACAGCCCCACCAGCAGGGTCACTCGAAGTCCTCCTCGTCGTAGCTGGGGTCGAAGTCGATGGTCACGCGCTTGACTCGGCCGTTCTCGATCTCGGCGTACACCGGGTAGCCTCCGTCGCCCCAGTAGGTCGGGATGCTCAGCCCCAGGCCGGGGCCGACCGGCTCGGTCACGTCGAAGGGGAAGGCCCCGAAGGGCGAGCGGTCGCACCACTCACTCCACGTCTTGACGTGGTTGCTCGCGTCGCTGGTCACGGTGTAGCAGGGGTCACCCACGAACACGGTGCCCGAGTCCACGCTGACCATGCCGATCTTCACGACGTTCTTGCTCACTTCGGGTCCTCCTTGTGCGGGTCGATCAGGTCAGCGGCGAAGTCGATGCCCGCTCCGGTGTAGAAGTTGCGCCCCATCACGTCCTCCAGCTCGAAGGAGCGGAGCTTGTCCGCCCACTCGCGCCGGACCGCGTTCTCCAGGTCGTCCAGCCACTCGGCGAGGCTGTCGTACTCCTCGCCGTACCAGCGGTCGAGCTGGCAGTGGATCTCCGCCTTCATGGCGGCCACGCTCGGCCGCCAGACCGGCTCGCCGTCCACGTACTTCCACCCGTCACTCACTCGGCGACCCCTTCACGACCTTGACCCCGACTCGGGCCAGCGTCTCGCGCTCGACCCACTCGACCATCCCTTCCAGCAGGTCGAAGGCGTCGTCGCGCTTCGAACCTCCGGGGATCAGGGCGATCAGCTCCTGCGTCGCCTCCACGAACTGCCTGACGCTCTCGATCTTGCGTGCGGTCACTCTGTCTCCTCTCAGCCGATCTTGTCGGCGGTCAGCTCCTCGAAGCCGCCGTCCGCGAGGAGGCGGTCGAGCTTGATGGCGTCGGCGATGAAGCTGAGCTGCATCCACCCGCCGTAGTACCCGTTCGACTCGTTCCGGAAGGACACGACCGAGGACATCAGCCCCCACGTCGGGTGCTCCGTCTCGAACCGGTAGCCGTACACCTGCGTGTACGTGTAGTCGTCGTCCTTGATGTCGTCGTCGTCCAGGTCGTGCGAGACGAGGTTGACGATCGGCCCGTTGTTCAGCAGCTTCTCGACCCCGATGAGGTCGAAGAAGTAGGAGTGCGAACAGCAGTCGCCCTCCACGTCGTAGACGAACGCCCCCTGGTCGGTGTCCAGGATGAGCCTGTCGTCACTCCAGAAGATCCGCTTGACCGTGGCTCCCACGATCTTGTCCAGCGGCTCCGAGCTGTACCAGCTCACTCGCTGGCCCCTCTCTCTCGTCGGGTGGTGCTTCGAGTGGGTGCCAGGGACTCGAACCCTGGGGTGTGCCGCTCACCCTGCCTGATCAGACTCAGGCGGCGTCGTCCTCGGCCTCGGCCCTGCCGTCCGCCAGGCCCTCGTCGTAGCCGTCCGAGTGACCCTCGTCGTAGCCCTCCTCGTACGCGGAGTCGCGGCCGTTCTGCTCACCCTCGTACTCGCCCTCGGAGTAGCCGTCCGAGTGGCCGTCGTCGTAGGAGGAGGAGGTCGCCTCGTCCACCAGGGAGTCGATCTCCTGGATCAGGCTCTCGGGCAGCTCCTCCAGGCCCAGCTCGACCTTGATGACGTTCACGATCTGCTCGGTGGTGAAGTTGAGGAACACGGTTGGGTTCTCCCCTCGTCGTTGGCGTGATGCCAAGGTAACACACCCTGTGCAGGTTGCGCAAGGCAGTGGGTGCCCCGGACTCGAACCGGAGTGTGTGCCGCTCACCCTGTCGGCGTCAGCCGAGCTGGTTCTTCGGGAGGCCGTACCCCTGGACGTTGCCGTCCGCGAAGTGGACGTACGCCTCGGGACCACCCTTGATCCACTTGTGGTTCAGGCCACCGTGGAAGTCGATGTCCTGGATCGGCTCGCCGTAGTGACTGGGGACGGGGTCGCCGTCCGCGTCGTCCCACTGCTCGTACCAGCGGTCACCGCAGCAAGAGCAGTCGCCGTACCCGTCGAAGTACAGGCCGATCTCCTCGGCCTTGCGGTTGGCGGCCTCGGCGGTGTCCGCCTCGATGATCACGATGTGGCTGATGCCAGCGTCCGGGTTGAAGTCGAAGCTGCCACCGGAGTTGTTCTGGCTGTACTCGAAGAAGGCCACGGTCTCAGTTCCTCTCATCAGGAGCGCCGGTCGGCGCTCAGTGGGTGCCAAGGGCTCGAACCTCGGTGCCTGCCGGTCACCCTTGCCGCACTCAGGCGGCGAGCAGTTCCTCACCCGTGTAGAACGGGGAGCCATCGGTGAAGACGGCTTCGAGGTGGGCCAGGCGGACGCAGAGCCTGTCTCCGCAGGTCTGCCGGACCTTGATCCCCTTGGGGATCTCGCCGAAGGCGATCGTCCAGGCGATCCGGTGAGCCGTGCTCACGGCGTCGTTGAACCGGAGCTGTCCGTACCCGGTCGTCTTCTGCGTCCCGCCGTCCCAGATCCAGCACTTCGGACCCTTGACCACTCGGGAGAAGAACTTCTCCTCCTCGGTCGAGCCGGTCAGGCGCTTCGGCTCGGCGGTCTCGGTGCGGGTGGTGTAGTTGCGGATGGGGGTGTCCTTGCCGACGTGGCCCCACCTGACCAGGCGGTCGCGGTGCGTGGTGCAGATGGCACCGGCCACGTTCACGTCGTTCTTGCACTGGACGCCCTGGGTGCTCGTAACGCTGCACTTCATCGGTGTCTCATGTCCTCTCGCGGTGCGTAGCGGGTGCGGCTGCACCCAGTGCGTGCCGGGGACTCGAACCCCGGTGTCTGCCGGTCACGCTGTGCGAAGGTTGCACACTCAGGCGATCTCGTTCGCCAGACCCCAGCCGTAGTCGGTGACCTCACCCTCGGGGGTGACCAGGCCAGCGTCGAGCATCTGCTGTGCGGTCCGGCCGTAGCTGCCCTGGAGGTTCCACACCATGCCGCTCTTGATCAGCTTGGCGAACAGCTCCAGGATCTCCCCCGCGTCGAGGTTCCCCTCCTCGTAGTCCATGATCTCGATCGCGATGTCCTTCATGCGTCCCATGATCAGTTCTCCTCGTCGTTCTCGATGATCTCTTCCAGCAGGACCGAGGCCAGGCGGTAGGCGATCAGGTAGACAGCGAGCCCGGCCTGCTTGCTCAGGTCGTTGGTCGGCTCCCCTCCCAGCTCCTCCAGGTCCTCCTGCCAGGCGCTCAGGTCGTGGAACTGGTTCCACAGCTCGGCGGTGTAGATGCTCGGGGCACCGTCCGCGATCTCGCCCAGCGAGTCGCCGTCCCGGACCGCTTCCGCAGCCTCAGCCAGCGTGACCGAGTCGTCCAGCTCGTACTCGACAGCCTCGATGACCGAGTCGCGGACCCCGGTCAGGAGCTTCGCGCCTGCCGACCAGTGCTCTGCCGGGTTGCCCGTGTCGGCGAGTCGGGCCAGACGGTAGGCCCCGTACTCCTTGATCTCGTTCAGGATGGTCACTTGCTCAGTCCTCTCGTCGCAGGTGCGGTGTTGCACCCAGTGGGAGCCAGGGCCTCGAACCCTGGTGGCTGCCGGTCTCCCTTGCGCTACTGCGAAGGTAGCACACACTGTGCAGGTTGGTCAAGCGGGGTAGATGCCCAGGCACCAGCTCGCGATGGGCTCCAGGAACACACCCTCGGGGAAGTCCTCCGGGTTCGTGTGCTGGCGCTCACTGACCTCGTACGTCCAGTCCCAGCCCTCCAGGGCGATGGACCAGGACCCCTCGGGCAGACCTTCGTGGTCGTGGTCAGCCAGGAAGAAGTACCCCTTGTCCAGCGGGTACAACTCCTCCAGCTTGGCCAGAACCTGCTCGGCCTGCTCACGGGTCACCTTGTTCATGATCACTCCTCACTCAGGGCAGGGTTGCCCAGTGGGTGCCGAGGGCTCGAACCTCGGTGCCTGCCAGCCACCCTCACGGCCTCAGCCGTACCGCACCTCTCCGAGCGCGGCCACCTGGACGATCACGTCCGCAGCGTCTGCGTCGATGTGCCCGGTGTCGATGCCGTTCTCGTCACGGTCTCGCCAGGCGTCCAGGATGTACCCGTGCACCTCTCGACCGACGTACTCCTGACCGGGGTCGAGCAGCCGAGCGAAGGCCAGGCGGATCTCGTCCTTGCTCAGGTAGTGGACCTCGTCCACCTCTCGACCGCCGAAGGGGAAGTCGTCCACCCCCTCCACGATCGTGTAGTCCTTGCCCTCGGGGAGGGCGTCGAACTCTTCCTGCGTGGGCTCGGTCGCCCAGTAGGTGATCCCGCCGTAGGCGGCGGTGTCGATGATGTCCTGGACGTTCTCGTCAGTGATCCGGTTCAGGATGCTCTGCATGATCACGGCGTGGTGTCCTCTCGGGGTGATCGGGTCAGGCTGCGACGGGCTGGGCGGTCTCGGACTGCTTGACGGCGCGGATCTGCTTGCGACGCAGCGTCTCAGCCTTGGACTTTCGACGGTCGTCACGCTTGACGGACCGGCTGAACTCGTCACGGATCTTGCGCATGATGGGGGTCCTCCTCGGACTCTCGTAGGGTCAGGCACTCATGTGCCCAGTGGGTGCCAGGGACTCGAACCCTGGGGTGTGCCGCTCACCCTGCACTGCGAAGGTAACACACTCAGGCCGGAATGTCCAGCTCAAGCTGGTCGGGGTTGTACCCCAGGTAGTTCCAGCGGTAGACCTCGTACGCCTTCTCCTCGAAGTAGGCGTCTCGGTACTCGGCGTAGATCTCGGCGACCCGCTCCCAGCTCACCTCAGCGTTGCCCTCGTACCCGAACAGGTCGGACAGTGCGGACTCCTCGAAGATCGCGTTCTCGATCGCGTTCTCCTCCTCCAGGGAGTCGTCAGCGTACTCACGCTGCGCCTCTCCCAGAGCCTCGGTGCAGTTGCTCTCGAACCGCTCCCACTCCCGCTCGGAGTAGTCCGACTCGTCCAGGATCGGGTAGTCCTTCAACGCTTCCTGGATCTCGACCGCCTCGATGAACGCTGCGGTGAAGTCTCGCGGCAGGTCCTCGAACTCCGCCCCCAGCATCTCAGCGATGTCGGAGTAGCGCAGCGTCAAGGCGTGGTCCGCGCAGTAGGTCGCCTCTCCACCCGTTCGGGTGTAGGTGGCCAGCTCCTCGGACTCCTCCTCGCACCCGATCGTGTTGCACTCGGGGCGAGTCTCGTACACCTGCACCCACACCTGCTCCAGGCTCCCGACCAGCCAGTGACCGGCCGAGCCCTCGAACCAGTGCTCAGGGTCCTCCGCCGCACCCTCGATCAGGGACTTCGCGGCGTGGTAGTTGGACTCCTCCAGGATGTCGTCACCCCGGTCAGCCCAACCGATCACGGGGACGTGAGTGGTGTAGCACCGCTCGTCCCAGAAGCTGGCGTCAGACGGGCGCACCAGGGCGTTGTCCGCGTACTCAACCAGCGTGTCGATGTCGACGTTCATGATCTCTCCTCGATCAGGAAGGCTCACCCCGGATGGGGAGCCGGTGCGTGCCAGGGACTCGAACCCTGGTGTGTGCCGCTCACGCTCACACTCTCACACGGTGTGCATGTGTGTCAAGACGTCTCGCGGAAGCCGTCGAAGCAGTGGATGTACGACGTGTCTCCGACCTTGGCGTAGCAGAGTCGGTGACCCCACACCACGCCCCAGTAGTCCCAACCGGCCTTCTTCTTGGCCAGGACGAACGCCTTGCGCTTGATCGGATCGTTCAGCTTCGGGTTCAGGTAGGTCACCTTCCCGTTGCGGTCGACCCAGTACGAGTACCCCTTGCCGTTGCCCTGCTGTGCCGCGTCCCAGTAGCAGTCCTTCGACTCAGAGTCGTCGTCCGGGCACGGCTTGGTGGGCAGCTTCGGGGCCACGTAGGACACCTTGGGCTTGACAGGCTGCGGAGCAGCCTTGGCCGTCTCGTTCGAGTCGATCACCGCACCAGCAAGGGCAGCGATCAGGAACCCGACTCCGAGCCGCTTGGTCCACTTCTTCATCTTGCACTCCTCCTGTGTTCAGACGGGTACCCCCAGTACCAGGGGCACCCCTTGCGTCGTGGTGGGAACCGGTAGCTGACTACCGGCGACATCAGTTCGCCTTCGCTGCCCGGTACGCCTGAATGGCGAGCTGGCGACGCAGGGCGTCCAGGTCGTTGCGACGCAGTCGCTCGTTCCACCGGGCGGCACGGATGCCACGGGCGATGGAGGAGCGGGTCTTGTCCAGGGTCACTGCCATGATCGGTCCTCTCGTAGAGAGTCCCCCTGTGGGACTCAGTGGGCGTCCTGGACTCGAACCAGGAAGTCTGCCGGTCGCCCTGCACTGCGAAGGTATCACACCTGAGTGGACATGAACACCACGTCAGGCTCACCGGGCGTCCAGTTCGCGGCCCGGTAGGTCTCCACGAACCCGAACCGCTTGTAGTACGTCGGCAGGAAGCCGTCGAAGCAGTCGAGCTTGTGTGCACCCTTGAACAGGACGGCGTCCCAGACCAGGGACTCGCCCCGACCCTTGACCAGGGAGAACACGCCGATCAGCGTGCCCTCTCCGTCGACGCCGTACCCGGACTGGAGGTCTTCCGTCAGGAAGTACCGAGCACCATCACGCTCCGAGGGGAGATCCTTCGGCGCACTGGTGGCGTCGGCGACCCGAGCACTCACCGCACGGGCATTGCCCAGGGCAGCGGCGAAGGTGTTCCAGTCCACACGGTTCACGATCATCTTGGGTTCCTCTCGGTTGCGCTACTGCGAAGGTAGCACATCTGGTGGTAGAGGTCAAGGTGTCGGGTAACGATCCGGGCTACCCGCTCCGTGAGCGTTGACGGTAGGTCCTGTCGTTCGTTACCACACTCGGCACCTTGACCAGTGCTACCCGGTGCATTTGCTGCGTACGCCGACCGCCCTTCGGGCGGACACGTCCAGGTAGCTTCCCGATCGTGCAAGTTCCACTGTTGAGTTCTCAATGTGCGACCGCTTCCTTCGTACTACCCTCTCGGGGTTCCTCCGGGCGTCGACCCTTGGGTCTGTGTCTGTGTTGCTGTGCTGTACTCTACCAGGTTCTCTCTGCGGTGTCAACCTTGCGCTTCCTGGTGTCTTGGCTGTGCTCGCTTGCGACGTGGTGGGAGGCTGTTACCCGACGTTGTGGTTCATGAACCGGCCACGTTGTCATCGCCGGTCACCCGTCCCTGTCGCTTGCTTGCGTTGCCAAGGTAGCACACCCTGGTTCGCTGTGTCAAGCTGACCCGCTGTTGAGTTCTGGTGAAGATCGAGCACTCTGTGGTGCGTGGTTCCCACTGTACCCGAAGGTGTGTGGGTTGTGCAAGTCCCGGTGACCCGGTGTCTTGCGGTGTCCCGTGGTGGCGACAGGAAGAACATTGCCACACGTTCACAGCGGATGTCAAGCCGAGCTGTGTTCGCCCTGGTCAGAGCCGCTGTGCGCCCGTCTCCGGGCCGCTCTGCCCTGCCCTGGTCTGCCCGTGCTGCGCTGCGCTGCGAGCCCGCGAGACGCGCGCGAGGGTAGCCGCTCGCCTGTCTCTCGTCAAGCCGCTGAGAGGCGCGCGAGGGTAGCACGTCCTCGACCTCGCTTCAATGTGTCGCGCGTCACCTTGACAGATGCCCAGGGGGTGGGGTACAACCCCGCGCGCGTGCGCGTCGGCACCGGGCAGTGAT